TAGATAACAGTGCTATGAACAAAGCACGTAGTATCGCGAAACAGTATGGTGCGTTGGATCAGTTCAAGAATGCTATCGCTACTAACATCGCTGACGGTGTTACTGCGGGTGTGTTCGGTAGAAAGAGTGCTGTTAGTAACGCAACAGGTAGTGTTAAAGTAGAGAAAGCAGTTGAAACTGTTGAAGAAGAGAACGCAGAAGACGCTATGTAGTATTAGTGCGTGAAGTGTTGAGTAGTGGGTAGACCTCCCTTGTGTGGTGCTACTCACTCTCTCACACTCACCATTTTGCCAAATACGTACCCGTTTATAGTATAGCATAACATACTAACATACTCTACACTCTATTACATATGATTACTTACTATCTCATACATACAGTCAAACGTACAGTCTTGTATCAGACTAATGATTATTCTCTTCTCTCTCTATATATAGATGAAGAGATACCAGTGGATATGATTCCCCGCGTTTCTGTAGTCATAGACGACTCAACTGACTGATACTCAACGTATTAAGTTCTAATAGGGTGTATAACCATAAACATAGTGTATAGTTTCTCATATATACTCTATTAGAACTACTCTATTGAATACCTGTATAACCCATTCACAACGGTGAGTGGTATCTATCATGGCATACATCTTAACGGAACTATGTTATGCAGGTATTCATACTCTCTTTGCTATATATTTGTAGCAAGACAAATAAGTTTGTCAGTATAACTTGTTGTTACAGCAACGAAATAACTGTCGAGTGCTTGCCTCTTGTAAGTAATCTCTTAAACTTTCCTGGGTTCATAGAGAATTGAGATTGAAGAACCCAGGTTCTGTTGAGCAACAGATACAGCTCGCAGAGTGATTCCTTGTGGTCACTGTAATGGCAGATAAGTGTTACACTTTGTAACCACCTATTAGTGGAGAGAGTACTGGACGCAAGTCAGATCGGTACTATCCGTGAAACTATAGGTAAAGTTGGTAATTTTAATATTATCACTATTAGTGCTATTGTATCTACACCTGAACAAGTGTATAAACTGTTTATTTAATGCACCACAACTCACTTCCCAAGGGTGAGCAGTTGTAGTTATCTGAACACGGCAACGATACTAACCTTAACCCATTAATATTGGACTAGGGACCGAACGTACGAGCTATGTCTACAACTGAGTGCAGAGGGGATAATCATAAACACTAATCAAAAACAATAAAGCAATGAATGCACAAGCAGAATTCTTGAGTCACATTATGCATCTTGGTGATGTGAAAGCAGTAACTATTATGCTCGATAATGAAGGTTATGGATTGAATCCTGAACAGATTAGAATCTTTAACTTACGTGAAGGTTTTAGTGATGAAGAGCATACCAAGTTTATACAAGACCTAGATTTCGAATATGATAATGGGTATGGTACCCAGCACTTATTCGGTAAGATATGGTTTACTGATGGTAGTTGGTCAGATCGTTACGAGTACGATGGTTCTGAATGTTGGGATTATCAAGCACCTACAAATGTTTGGCATTATGATATGCAAACGTTTATAGAAAGATATAGAGTGCACAAGGAACAGATGGACGATTATGAAGAAGAAGAAAATCGTCGTGCATATGAAGAAGACTTTGGAAAACCTTGGTTTCAAGGAGAAGAAGATGCGGGGGAGTAATCCCCTGCATTTATTATTATTAACCTAATACCATATTAAAAATGGAAGAAAGAGATTTTAAACAAGGGTTATTAGCGGGAGTGCTGATAATGAGTACAATCTTAATGTATGTTTTATTATTAATCTTATTATAAGAATGGAAGATTTAGATTTTGGTTCTCTGTTTGAGAACTTTGAGAAAGAGCAGTCGTATCTTTCTGCGGAAAAGGAACAAGTTCCAGTTTGTCACAACTACTACTCTAAAATGGTTAAGTTTAACTATTCAGGGGATAATCTACCCGTGTTTTTATTTGTGTATGATTATAATGATAACAAAGACGAGTTATATGCTACAGTTATTAAATCATATTGTCCCGAGTATTATCCAGGTGAGAAAGTTACTCTATTGTCACAGTTTACTGCGATTGTAGGGAACTTTGATGTAGTAGAACATAAGAATAACCCTGAAATCCTATTTTAATATGAGTCACAGAGTAATTTTAAATGGTGAAGAGAGTTTAAAGAGACATCAAGAGTTCTTTACATTCTCACCCGAGAGACAGCGTATGGAGTATTACTTAAACAAGAATTGGTATAATACTAACTATACGTACTTGTATTCTGATGATGACAAGGTATGTTTAGGTAGTGAAGTACGTAGGGTTAGAATCGGTACCACCGGTAAAGCATGGGCACAGAGTGATAAAGACCGCAAGGGTCTCACGTATGACAAGAAAACTAAAAAGGTTAAGTTATGGTATAACTCTAACATGTATAGTTTCAGTGCACATGAAATGAAGACTCTGTTTGAGCACATGGATGTGCAATGGTTCGAAGGTACGTATGACGTACTCATTGGACTAGTAACACCTACTATGCTTGGTAAAGTATTCAGTGGTAAGATTACTGATGTACTTACATTCTGCAAAGAGTTTATCAAATCTAAACCATGGTTAAAGAACAGTGATGTTACACCTGAAAAATTAGTATGTTTATTAGCACACATGCATATAATTAATACGGCTAGATTAGGTGCTTTTATACAAGCATTCTCTGTTGCTAAATCTGGTAAAGTATTATGTGATAAGATCATGTCAAGTGGTATAAATGATTTCTATATGTTGTCTGAAATAATACAACAGGCTCTTGCATTAGATCAGAAGATTGATTTCTCTATACCTGAACAAGAGATTGAGAAGTTATCTAACACATTTAAGAAAATGATAATGCGACTTAAGTTGGAGACTAATCCTGAACTTGCATTAGTTAAAAATGGTAATAAACTAGATGTAGTTAATAATCATCCTGCGTATGCACGACCAGAACCATTGTTTGATTTAGTAATGCAAGACTTATAATTTAAACCCCTGAGATTTATATCTTGGGGGTTTAATTATTCTTTGCTGATGCTTTGATAAACAAGTGTTGTTTCTCTTGTTCAGCTGCCATGATTGCCATCAATCCTCTAAGTTCCTCATATGTGAACTGTACTATTAGAGTATCATTCTCTTCATTGATTACTTGTACCTTCTCTTCATCTATGTAGAGTAGTGGTTGAATGTAGTCATCTTCCTCCTCGTCAAAACCGGGAGGAGCATAGAGTCCTGCTTTTAAATAGGTTGCCATAATTATAGTACTTTACCGTCTATGATTAACTTATTATCTACTGAAAATGTACCATCTAGATTTACATCTACTGTAGCAAAACCGTGTACCCATTCTGTATGGGTGTTCATATATTCTGCGTCAAGTTCACATAGGCATCCTGTTGACCATGATCCATGTACTGTACCATCTATATCTTTAGTAAGATGCTCTGACTTTCTATGGAAGTGTCCGCATATTACAGATGATTTAGTTTTTAGGTACATGTTACGTGCTGGGTTTACAGTTCCTCCGCCCTTGTATTCATGACCGTGGATTATATTGAGGTTACCTGCTTTGATAGTTGTAAACTTTTCTACTAGATGTATTTTATTTTCCCCAAACTTTAGGAGAATAGGTATCTCGAACTCCTCATTTCCCAACCACTCAGGTGCTTTAAGTTTTAACCAGCGTTCAAGACGCATCTCATGGTTACCTATCTTATAGTATATAAGTGCATTAGGAAATACTTGTCTCATTGCAGAGATAAACCATCTACCCTGTTCTAATTCTTCACGCATCTTAGGTTTGCTTGGGTCTTTATCAAATGATGATAGACCATAGAAGTCTAGGATGTCACCGTTAAGAATAATAGTGTCGGGTTTATATTCTTTGAGATAATCTATTGCTGCAACAAGAGCTGCTTCATCGTGGTAAGGAAAGTGTATGTCGGATAATACTCCTATACGTCTTGAACCTAAACCTAGTTTAAGCACACTTGCTTTATCTTTATATGATTTTGGTATGTCATCAAAAGGATTATACACGTATGTCTTTTCTCTGAACAACTCAGAGTTAGCAATCTTTTCCTTTTGTGATTTACCACTGAGTCCTGCATAATATTTAATCTTACTCCTTACGTCTTCAACAGACGTGAAGTAGTCAGGTCTCTCAGAGTAGATAAGCTTTGCAAGAGTGAGTACTGGAGTTAATTTATGCTTACGCATGTATGATTTTACAATCTCTCCTTTCTTAGATGTGTTAGCAGCCATATACCAAAGGTAATAAAAAATTTAATTTAATAACAAAACTATGGCATTTCATGTACATGTGACTAGAGATCACATTAAGCAGAAGTTAAAGTTTCATCTGACTAAATTAGATGATGCTCATATAGATCAGATAGCTGATATAATGGATCAGATGAATAGTCATCATGCTAGTGTTATATTCAAATCCTTAGATGGATATGTATATAAAGATCATCCGTGGGTTATTGGTGATACAGTTATGATACATAAGGAACATTTGTATACTCACAGATATGATGAGAATGCTATGAGAAATCATGGTATCATAGATGAGAATGGTCTTATAGAATGTAAAATAATAAGGATCAGTAAACTTGATGATGAGATTAGAGTACAGTATAAACGTGTAGATAATGATGGTTCACATGGTACTACTGAGTGGTCATGTGATGTAACTAAAATAGAAAGAACCGTGGGTCTAGAGAGACCAAACTTAAATGATTTATTATGAACGAGAACCAAGATAAACGTGCCGTATATATGGGCACCTTTGAGACTTACAAAAAGAATACAGGTAAGCAGTTAGTAGAACTTGTAGATATAACCCAGACTATCTGGAGATTTACAGGTAAACATACCGCTATCCTATACGCTATTTCTTTGAGTGCATTAGCACTGAGTATTGTAGCGTTAGCTATATAATGTAAACTAATTAAAGTTCTGAGTACCAACTATTTGGTATTTCACTAACTTTGATTATGCTATATCAGCTTCCCACAGGTAAAACGGTTTGGTTAGACGTAGACGACATTCTACATTTGACCAAAGAGGATTTGCAGTTTCTTATTGCAATCAACGCTGGGGAGCATATACATAATCCTTTCAAACATTCGTCAATATCTAAAGAGAGTACAGAGAAACCTGAAGAAGAAGAGGTTGTAGAAGAGTCTGAAGAATCAGAAACTTACTATGAAGAGTTCTTCCCTGATGAGTTTCCTGATATGCTCGATGATGGTATGTGTTTAAATTTTGAAGACTGAGTTTCAGTCTGTTTTTTGTTTGTGTTGTTTTGTTTTGTTTTGTTTGATGGGGGAGTAAAATCCCCCATTATTTTTTTATGTAAATTTTTAAATCCTTAATAAAATGAATAAATATCAAAAGGTCGTTTACGACGGGAGAATGAGTTCTTATCAGAAGTATGGTACTTCTTTTAAGAAAGTTCAATTCGAGAAGGATCCATTCAACAATTATCAAAACTTTTTGTACAAGCGTGCACTATTTGGACTTTCTGTGTATCAGAAAGAGGAGCTTGACAAAATGCATTGGGATAAGAAACGAAGGATCGAGAAAGTGCACGAGCGAGCACAAAAAGTATTAAATCTCTGGAAACAAGAGATGAGTAATCAGTGGTTAGGTGCTGTTTTATCTACGGTTTTCCACCATAGTAGTCTAGTTAAAGAACTAAATGAAAAATTTGGTTCTGAAACAGATGAGCAGTACATTAGCAAAGTAGATTTTAAGTCATTGGGTGTCAGTAAACAACAAGTTGTTGATAAACTAATCCAAGAAAAGATTCTACCTGCTAATTTCTATCAACTAACTGGAGAATAATGGAACTACACGGGTTAACGAATGAAGAGATAATCTTCATATATAAATCAAATGAATTGAAGATCAATACTTATAATCATATCATCGAAAAGAAAGGTATGTATAATGAGCTTGAGATTCCTGAAGTTGGTTTTATATCTGTATTTAGAAACATGAGTGAGGAAGACCTAGATGAACTTCTAGAGTCTCCTCATTTCAAGATTTGTATACAGATTCAAGAGAAACTCGAACCCATTATTGAAATGATTCAGGAAACAATTCCTGAAGAGTACGAAAGAATAAGTAAAATCTTTAATGACTTAGAAGAATGAAAACAACATTTATTGTGAATGGTAAGACACAACTAATCCTTACCCCTGAAACAGATACAGAGAAAGTATTACTAGCTACATTGATTAAGCAATCAGACATCATGGTTGCTGACATCTCTGAAGATAGTGCTTATGCTCGTACATACGGACACGGTTCCTTATTAGTCACAAGTCAGGTTAAGTTACATGCAAGCGAAGAAGAAGCTGTGTAGTGGTTGTAATCAGTTAGAATACATTTGGAAGAAAGAGGGGTTAGAGAGATATTGCAAGAATTGCTGGAGTTGCCAAAACAAAAGTAAGAAAAGCGCTAAACCAACTAGTAAAAAACCTCTCTCCCCTCGATCTTCTAAACAACAGAAGCTAGAAGCTTTATATTCTATACTGAGAATCAAGTATCTACAACATCATCCGTACTGTGAAGCTCATCTTCCCGGATGTCAAATCAATGCATCAGACATACATCATACTGCTGGACGTGTTGGTAATCTATTATTAGATGATACACAATTCCTTGCTGTATGTAGAACATGTCATGGTTGGATTGAAACTAATCATGTAGATGCTAAGCTATTAGGTCTATCTAAATCAAGAGAATCATGAGACAAAAGAAAGGACGCGTAGGTAGACTAGGTGTTAGAGTATGGGAATTTATGGAACCTAGTGCTGTAGTTAGAGAAGGTAGATATGTTGATCCTACTTTAGCAAACAGTGACTGGAGTTCTTCAGGAAGATTTCATAGAGACTTATACACAGTTAATCTTGATAGCTCTGATATTCCTATATGGGAAGAAGCAAGCGGAAACTATGTAAGATTTAAGATTAATAGTGAAGGTAAAGCAGAACTGTATTATAATCCAAAGAAAAGATTATGAGTAAGATGAAAGATGTTATGATGCATCCTTGGGGTTATGGTATTGATGTGCGAGTTTACTTTGATGGTGTTAAAGATTGTATGTATCATACTGCGTATTTGCAGTGTGATGTTACACATAACATGCTGAAGAGATTAATAAACATAGCAGGTCAGGATCATCCGGAGGGTGTACCAAGTAAACAACCAATTAAAGCAGAGTTATATATCTATAGAATGTATGGTAAGAATAAAGAGTACCAACAGTTTGATAGAGTAATAACTATGCTAGAGAAACAATGTAAAGAAGTATGGTGTTATGAGTAAATCAAAGCAAGAAGTGCAAGATGAAGCACTTGAGATACTACAGGATTATAATCGCGCAACTGCTGCGGTTAGTATGGGTGTAGGTAAGACTTTAATTGGTCTTAGACATATGGAGCAGAACTTTAAATCAGGAAGAAAGTTTCTTGTTGTAGCTCCAAAGTTAGCAATTTTAAAGTCATGGCAAGATGAAGCGCACAAGTTTAATCTTGAGTATCTACTTGATCACATTGACTTTACTACCTACTTGTCTTTGACTAAACAGCATTTGAATTATTACATGGTGTATTTAGATGAGTGTCACAACTTGTTATATACCCATGAACCTTGGTTATCACAATACAAAGGTAGAATACTAGGTTTAACTGGTACTGCTCCTAAAGTAAAGAAATCAGAGAAGGGTGTTATGGTCACTAAGTATTGTCCCGTAGTGTATGAATACATTACAGATCATGCTGTTGAAGATGGTATCCTTAATGATTATAGTATAGTTGTGCACTTGCTGAGTCTTGATGCTCGTAAGAACTATATGAAGAAAACCAAGAGTGGTAAACAGTTTCCGTCAAGTGAGTTGTCCGATTATAACTATTGGTCAGAACGATTACTGAATTGTAACTATGGTAAGGAAGAACAGATATTACGAGTGATGCGTATGAAAGCGCTTATGAGTTATCCTAGTAAGACCAAGTATGCTACTGATTTGTTCAAGTCTATTACAGATAAGTGTATCTTATTTGCTAATACACAAGAACAAGCGGATAGTATGTGTACCCATAGCTATCACAGTAAGAATCCGAATTCTGAACAGAATCTACAAGATTTTAAGAATGGTAATATCGATAAACTTTCTTGTGTATTGCAATTGAACGAGGGTGTTAATATCCCAGATCTAAAACAAGGTATTATAATGCATGCATATGGTAATGAACGAAAGAGTACTCAGCGTATTGGTCGTTTGTTACGTTTGAATCCTAATCAAAAGTCTACAGTGCACATATTGTGTTACGAAGATAGTGTTGATTATACATGGGTGTGTAAAGCATTAGAAGACTTTGATCAATCAAAAATCAAATACGTTAAGAAATCATGAGTAATTTACCTCCTGGATCTGCAAATGATCCACTAGCACCATGGAATCAAAAGTCTAAACTTTGTAGATACTGTGATTCAGAAGAACTACGAGACGTGCTCTATAAACAAGTAGAACTTGACGAAGAATGTGAAGATGACTGTATAGAAGAAGAAGTAGAATACAGATTATCTATGGCACCTTTATGTAAAGACTGCGCAAAAGAAGAATACTATGACTACGATGACGATGACGACTACTGAAACAGAAGTAGAAGAGAAAGTTGAAGTAAACCAAGATGAAGAGAGTAAGATTATTCTCTATAATGATCACGTGAACTCTTTTGAGCACGTGATCATGTGTCTTGTTGCATTTTGTGATCATGGATTCCAACAAGCTGAACAGTGTGCTACTATAGTACACTATAAAGGTAAATGTGCTGTAAAGCATGGGAGTAAGGAAGATATGATTGAACGTGCAAAGAGATTATCTGAAGAACAATTAACTGTAGAAGTATTATGAAAAAGAGTGATGAAATCCTCAAGGATATGATAGACGCTATGTTTATTGCTGCTGGTTATAATCTTACATATGATGATGTGAAAGATGATACTAGTTCCTGGTATGATAAATATACCTGGAGTTACACCCAACAGTGTAAATTCAAGCAATGGGCTACCGACTATTTAAAAAGAACCTGTAAGTATAGAACTACGGATGCTGATAAACAAGCTTCTTGGTTTTTACTTGGTTACGGGTTACGTGTGAAATTTCCAGAAACAGAAACAGATAACGCTTAAAATTATGAAAAAGACATTATTATTTATTATGCTTGTTGCTAGTATACTAGTAGCTTGTAAGAAAGAAGAAGAAGAACAAAAATGTAACTGTGGTACAGTTGCTAATGACGGTGTAGACAATGGATGCTACTGGTTAGAGATCCGCAACAGCTGTTCAGGTAACAAGAAAACTTGGTGCTTTGATCAAGATGTATGGATGAATGCACCTGTAGGTTCTGACTTCTGTGTAACCAATGAGCCTTCATGGTAAATGAGACCTGGTACAAGAGTTATATGTATAGATGATTCTATGAATCCTGATGTTGCGTCATGGCAACCTAGATACTGTCCTAACTGGGTTAAGTTAGATCAGAAGTATACTATCCGTGAGTTTGATGACAATGACGGTATAGTTGATGGGGTTCTCCTAGAAGAAATAGTTAATCCTACACTCTATTTACCTAAGTGGGGTAGAGTTATAGAACCTAGATTTGCTGCATGGAGATTCCGTGAACTTCAAGATGATGAAGTAGAAGAAACTGTTACTAGTAAAGAAGAAGTTGCAGTGTTGTAATTCTTCACTATATTTGTTTAATAATAAACCAACTACTATGTTTAAAGAACTACGCGGTAAACGCATCTTGGTTGAGAGACCAGAAAGACCAAAATCTCTTATTGAATTAACTCCTGAAGCTGAACAAGAAGCAGCTATTGAGTTTGTAAAGACACTAAACAAGTTACCTGTTGCTGCAGTAGGAACTGAAGTTACCAGCATTAAACCTGGTGATTTAGTTTATACCGGTATGGGTATTACCAACTGTGAGGTTATTGAAATAGAAAGCAAACTCTATTTCGTAGTACCTGAGCAGATGGTTATCATTGTTTGGTAAAAAACGCAGTGCAGATAGCAGACTAGGTAGCTCCTAGTCGCCCCAGTTGAGCAAAAGTCCAGGTCAGATGCGCATAATCCTGGTGCGCAATAGCACTGGGTTCTGTACTGCACATTTTTAAAGCATTTTACTGAACAGATTAAAAACTAAAAATTATGAAAAACTTTTTTAAGACAATTATCCTGTTTACCATCATGTCGGTATTAGAATTCATAGCAGTATGAGGAGCTATTACTTATAATAGTGAAACTGAGTTTGGTTGGAAACTATGGGGTGCTGCTTTATTTTATGGTATTGCTGCATTACCTTCAGCGATATTCTGGAGAAAACAAATTATGTATGTAATAGATTTGGAGGACTAACTATGAAACCGTTTAATTTAGAAAAAGCATTAGCAGGAGAACCTGTTGTAACCAGAATTGGAGAGGAGGTTACTCAATTACATTTGTTTAATGCATCAATTACTGATTACCCTTTAGTGGGTGTTTTAAAAGATCAAATAATACATTGGTGTAAAAATGGTAAAGCGTATACTACTGGTGGTAACTCTCATTTAGACCTATTCATGGCTCCAAAAGTTATTGAAGGGTGGGTTAATGTATATCAAGAAGGGGATTGTATATGGTTAGGAAGTTGTCACGAATCTGAAAAAGCAGCAAAAGATACGATTGCAAAAGATGGTACATACATCAAAACAATTAAAATCACTAACGAGGTATGAAACAATCAGCAGTAGAATGGTTAGTAAGCCAAATTTGGAAAAATGAACCACTCGAACATGAACAAAAAGTTATTGAACAAGCTTTCTTAATAGAAAAAAAGCAACTCGGAAAAACATGTGATTGTGTAGTGGATTTTAGTAATCCAAACCATCATAAAATTATTTCAGCTCCAACACAAACGCCAATACTTGATAATCTTAAAAAACATCTTGATTCTATTACATCTGAAGAGTTTAATAGGGAGATAGATGATATTATTAAAAATGATGAATCAACCATGTTAGTATGCGATGATTGCGGTATGGAGGAGTGTGACTGTGGTTTAACTGATGATGAATTAATCATAAAAGATAAGCATAGTAATATACTAAAATTTGCAGAATGGTTTAAGTCATCTGATTGGGATTGCTTTGACAGTACAGACGGAAGTAATGTTTATGCTAACACTCTTATAACAGACAATCTTCTTACAATAGAAGAGATTTATGAACTTTACTTAAAAGAAACAGAATGAAACAACACATTAAAGCACTATTAGCAACACTAGGAGCAATAGCAGTAGTAGCTGTATGGTGCTGGTTAATTATAACTTACCCACTTACTTTAACTTTTGTTTGTTTAGCTGCTTTATTAACACTAGTTTATGTAGGATTTTATGCACATTTTAAACAATGAGATAGTAATTAAAATTGAACCTCCAAGCCTCTTAACAATGCACACTATGGAGAGTACCTTGCAGGTGTGATATCCACTATTGCAAGTAGCTAACACCAAGCTAAAGTCGGGTGTATGTGTTGTTCCCTTGAGAAATGATGAAGAATGTAAGGTAACTACTAGAGCTTGGTTTGCCCAGTCAGTGTTAGACACCACGAAACACAAGTTACACAACACAGAGGACTTCTCATCCTCAAATTGGGGCACAGAATAGAAAACGTGGTAGGGTTACCTATAATTAGGATTTAGTTGCCTAAGCCCTCTTGGTTCGACTCCAAGGTGCTCCACAAATAGTCAGGTGGCGGAATAAAGACGCTAAGGGGGTAAGATAGATAACACATAAGAGGATTACCTAAGGTATAAGCAGGACCACCTGTTATAGCCTTTCCAGTGAGTGTTATCGTACAGGGTTATAACCTGTCCTGACTACAAAAGTTAATCGTGACAAAGGTTAACTTCACCGATGCTCCAACATCGACTCTGCCTACCAAGAGTATAAAACGGGTGGTATTGGTCTCTGAATAATAGGGAACACGGCTCACTGCAAGGTAAGTAATGACACCTCGGAAAGACGAGGAACATAGTCAGGTGGTGTAAGTGGAAACACCCTATGGAAAACGCGGGAGATACAGGTTCGAATCCTGTCCTCGACTGAGCAAGATGTATGAGGGAAATAGAAATATTTCCTTCATCTCTTGACTTTTAATAAAAAGGTTCGTATATTTGTGACTACAAAATATGAGTATATGGAAAGGTTTTTTGATAAAGTAGATAAAACTGATACTTGTTGGTTATGGACAGCAGGATTAAGAGGTAAGACAGGATATGGTGCATTTAAACTTAATGGTAAAGTTGTAGATGCACATCGTATATCTTATGAATTACATAATGGTGTAATTCCTAATGGAATGTATGTATGTCACACTTGTGATAATAGAAAATGCGTAAATCCTAATCATTTATTTTTAGGAACAGCTAAAGATAACCATCAAGATGCTGTTACAAAAGGAAGAATTATAAATGGAAGTAACGGTGATAAATTAAAAAAACACCCAAGCAGAGGCGCATATCTTAGAGGGTGTAGATGTAAAGAATGTAAAGCTATCAATAACATGATGGTTAAAAGATATAGGGAAGGATTAAAAAAGAAGTAATCCTGTCCTGACTGCAACCCACTCATGAGGGAAGATTGAGTGACGTTGGAAAAGACAACTGACAGCTTGGAAAGACAAGCAACATAGAGAAGTGGCGGAATGGTTACGCATAGTAAGTCTTATATAAGGCTCACTACATACAGGTTCGAATCCTGTCTTCTCTACAAACTTAAAAACTGATGAAAAACATCTTAAAAACAAAGATAGATCTTAATAATACTAAGCTATCTGACATCACAGGAGTAGAACATATTATTCATGCTGAGATATGTATAAATATTGATGATATTACTGCAGTTAGACAACATGCTGAGGATGATGAAGAACATATCAATCCTGATTTATCTTTTGTATATCTAAAAAGTGGGGAGTATTTCATGATATATACTCCGTACGCTGAAGTACTCCAACAGTTAGGTTGGAAATAAAACTATTATCTTATGAATGGTTTAGTAAAAGAGGTTACCAGACGGCAACTTAAGATTACTGAATCCGGGAGAAGCACTGACTTCATTGCTCCTAGTTTTGGTCACGGGTGTCTATTCAACTGCAGTTACTGCTACATGAAAAGACATAGACCTACCGGATTACAGATTGCAAAAAATGTAGATGATGTATTAGATGCTGTAGGTAAGCATCAAGATATTCTTGTTCAGTCTGGATGGATTGCTGCTAACAAACCTAATCAAACTCATGATACAAGAGTAACCTATGACATAGGTGTAAGTGAAGATCTTGCTTTACATGCTAAGTATTATGACCTAGAGAAGATATTTAGTTACCCAAAAGGTAATGGTATGCTGTTCTCATTTGCTACTAAATATGTAAACTATGACTTATCACATTTAAATGTACATCCTGACAGAACCCGTATCAGATTTAGTTTAATGCCGCAGAAGTATGCGGATATACTAGAACCTAACACTAGTCCTATAGAGGAGAGAATATATGCTATTAATGACTTTATAAAGTATGGTTACAATGTACATATTAACTTCAGTCCTGTTATAGTTACTGATACTTGGTTAGAAGATTACCGGGATTTGTTTATGCTTGTAGATAAGATTGTATTTCCCTTGTATAAGAAAACTCATGATATAAGATCAGAAGTTATCTTTCTCACACATAATGAGAAGAAGCATGAGTATAATCTTGCTAATGGGATACCCGGAGAAGATCTACTATGGAGACCTGACATACAAGAGAACAAGATCTCTAGTAATGGTCAGTTAAATATAAGGTACAACCATAAACTAAAAGCTGATTACATATATCAGTTTAAGTGTTTACATGAGTTGCTAATACCTTGGAACACAATACGTTATATCTTTTAGTAAACTTAAAACTTAACTTATGGAAATAGAAATAGAATGTTCTAGTTGTGGTAGTCATTTAAGCATTGAAGGTTCTCATGTAGCAAGGTATAATAATGGATCACCCGTAATATTATCAGTTGAACCATGTACTAGTTGTATTGATAAGTTTGTACTTGATGCTGTAGAGGAAGCAAAAGAACCTTTATTCTCTGAGATAGAGGAACTAAAATGTGATATAATAGACTTAAACAAAGAAATTCAGGATATGGATATCCGTAACATGTAAAACTTAAACTTATGGAAACAGTTAACGCAGTAGCTACAGCAGTATATTATATACTGTTTGCTCTTTCAACAGGAGCATTATTATATTTAATGTTTTGGAACCCTAAAGACAGACAAAAATGAAAAAAGAACTAATTAAAACACCTGAATATCTACTTGTTGTAGATGATTCAGAGATTAAAGAAGGTGATTGGTTAATTGTAAATGATGAAGATGTAATGCAAATGAAATCTGATTACGACAATGATATGAGCAATGAAGATATTTGGGTTGGTGATTCCTTAAATGGATATGCAACTTATAAAGATAATTGTAAAAAAATCATTGCTCACCTACCACTTAACAACTCACCAATACTTGAAGGAGTACCACTACTTCCATCACTTGAGGATGATGTTGAGAAGATGGCTAAAGATTACTTATTCAATGATTATCAAAATCATTTTAATGTTAAAACGAGTGACGAGCAATTTGGTGTTTTTAAAGGTTATATGAATGGCTACAACAAAGCAAGAGAGAAGTACAAGTTTACTGAGGAGGATGTGAGATTTATGATTATGAAATCTTTTCTTTTAGGTGTTGATAGAGGTCAATATTCAAAAGAACTTGAAGATAAATTAATCACTTCTCTCTCACAACCCAAAATGCCTACTCACATAGAATTTGAAACGGAAAGTATGAGTGTTGATGAGATAAGAGAGCAAGGTAAAGGATTTTTGCACGGCCCAACATTTAAAATCAAAACAACAACCAACTCACAAGGTCAACAAGTGGCTTGTGGTAAATACATTTATTAATATGCAAAAAGAATTTGTACCCTACGAGTTGGCGGTTAAACTCAAAGCACTTGGATTTGATGAACCTTGTTTTGCTTGGTATAATGATAATGGTAATTATATGTTAGGTATTGATGAAGTAAGATTTGATACAATGAATACATATCATCTTAATAATACTGATTCAGTATCAGCCCCACTCTACCAACAAGCATTTAGATGGTTTAGAGAGAAATATGAGTTAGTTGGAGTACCAACTCACCAGTCTTATGATATTTGGAACACGATTACAGGCGAATGTTTCATTGAAATTTACCCGTTAAATTCATACGAAGAAGCAGAACTTGCGTGTCTTACCAAGCTAATTGAAATCGTTGAACAACAAAAACAAAAGTAAAATGGAAAAGAAACAAAGTAGTATTGATTGGGTAGTTGAGAAATTAGAAAACCTCATACCACAAGGAAATCAAATTGCCATAGGTGTCATTTTTGAACAAGCCAAAGCAATGCACGAAAAAGAAATTATCAAATCATCTGCTCGTGGTTATGTTATTGCTTCTGATGGCTTTCCTCTGCAAGAAGCAATTGACTACGCTAAACAATACTACAACGAAACATTTGGAGGTAACAATGAGTAAGCTATACACAGAAGAACAAGTAATTGAATTGACAAAAGCAGCGTATTCAGCCGGAGAAAATCACAACAAATTTATTTTTAAGATGGAGTTAGATAAAATAACCCCTATCCAACTACCAACTGATGAGGAGATAAAAGACAAATCTAATAAATTAGGTTATGGCAGCAGTAGTGTTGGGATTGTTCAAAAGAATTTTCAACTTGGTGCTATTTGGATGAGAGATAAAATAAAAGGATCTTAAAAATGAGCGCAAAAGATAAAATATGGGCGCAAAAGGAGGTAACAATGAATGAGATAGAAGTATTCCGGAATAGACTAAAGAAGATAGGTATAGAACTAGAACTCTTTGGTAATGTTCCTTGGATATATATAGACAAAGTTAATGGTAACAAAGTAAGTCGGGAAGACTATAACGCTAACCACGGATATAACTTTGCTTGGTATCCTGTTAGGAATGGTGAGGAACCCTGTCTTGATTGGTCAGCTATTAAAAGAACATTTGAAATAATAAGAAAGTATAAATGAAGAACACAGTAGACTTATTAGGATTTTATGGTGATGATACCATACACGCAAGTTCAGCTTGGACAAGTACAAGTAGAGACTTGACAGAAGAAAAAGTAAATAGAATACCTAAGTTATTAGACATGCTTGCATCAGAAGGACATCATACTCCTTTTGAGAAGAGTAGTCTACACTTCTTAGTAACTGTAGATCAAGCTACACACATTCATTTATTAAAACACCGTATTGGAGTTAGTATAAATGGTGAGTCAGCTAGATATAAAGAGTTGAAGGAAGACAAGACTTATATTCCTGAAGATTGGGATACTGAATGGAAACATACTTTAGAAGAGTTTACTAGAATGTCTAATCGTTTATATCATAAAGCTTTAGATGTTATGACTCCTACATTAGGACGTAAGCGTGCTAAAGAATCTGCAAGGTTCTTTAAAACTTTTAACTCTCAGATTACTATGGATGTTATGTTTAACTGGAGAAGTTTTGCACACTTTCAACAACTACGCAACAGTGAGCATGCTCAAGTTGAAGTTAGAGAGTTAGCACAACAGATGCTAGACATAGTTAAGAACCTAGAAGGTAATCCTTTTGAACACACTATTAATGCTTTTAAATTATAGTCATGCCAGATATTACAATGTGTAAAGGGACTGACTGTCCTGTAAAAGAAAAGTGTCATAGGTTTACATCAGAACCTGATGAGTATCAATCTTACTTCATGGATATACCCGGAAAATTAGAAGGTAACAAATTTACCTGTACATATTACTGGGGAGAGAATGCTCAAGGTATTTGGAATCAACTTAATAACATAGTAAAAGGAGAAGAGAAATGAAAAACTATTATGTAATAGACACACTGGAACAGAGTGTTGAGTACATCATTACAGAAACAGACACTGATGATGGTACTATGTATCAACTATACCGTAGTATGAATGACACATGGAGTGAAGATTCTAAAGGTGAATTACTTATTACTATGATTAATGATGGTAATGGGTATAAGTTTAAGTATAAGCATGCTGAGAAGAAACGTCTTGGTTATGATGAGATAGAACATCTCTATCTGCTTATTGATTATGTACGTAGAGTAGAGGGTCAAGTGTTTTATAATATATGTCAATATCAATAAAAATTAAAATTATGACATTAGTTTATTTGTTATTAATACTAGCACTATGTTTAGTAATAGTATTTATGAGTGTTAGAATGGCTATGGTACACTCTGAGAATAATATTCTCCGGGATCAAATCTGTTTTGATAAGACTGATCTGCAGTCAGCATGGAATGGTGGATATGTAGAAGGTGTACATGGTGAAGCAGGTCATGAGACAAAAACATTTAATGAGTGGTATCAGATGCATAAATTTGTGAAAAAATATGGAAAAAAATAATATGAGTATCTCATTAGTTGTATTCATAGTCTTCTTAACTTTGAAACTTAGTAATGTTGTTGACTGGTCATGGTGGTTAGTTACACTACCGTTATGGTGGTGGTTACCTACAATTATCATTGTAATATCAATTGCTGTGATCTATGTACTTATAACAGAAAGATTTAAAGATAGAGAAGATTAATATGGAAATGTCTGAAGAAGATAAGCTAAGAATTGTGCATCTGATGATGCATCTTGAAGTATGTATTCATGCTTGTGATAATACCGAGGGTATCAAGTGGTTTAATAGGCACAAAACTAAGATGACTATGAAACAGTTTGTTGATACTGTTCTTAAAGAACACGGTCATTTATTCAAAGCTTTCTGGGAAACACCAGGTCTTGATATGACGGACTTCGTAAGGACAATAGATACATTTGGTAATGAAGTAAGCACCCTTCCTTTGATGGACTTACCTGAAGTTACCGCAATAATTAAACAATTTAAAGAAAACAAATACGGAAAACAATGATTATTATTTTAACAAGTATTGCTGTAGTACTAGGTATTGCAGCAGTTTATGCTTTTAGTCAACTAATGAATGCTAAAGATCTTATTCAAGAACTTGAAGATGCATATGAAGAGATGATGGACAAGTATGTCAGAACATATGTTGACAAAGCAGAACTTCAACAAGAGTTAGCAAAGTTTAAGAGAAAACCACGTAAAGATAAAGGTCAAACAAGAACAACATATGGCGGCAAACCTGTTACCCGTAAGCGTAAGATTCAAAAAGGAGAACAAGGAACTGATAATAGCAAATCAGCTAAGTAAAGTTCAACTTGATCTATTTGTAAAACAGTTAGAAGAAGGACAGAAAGTCCAGGTTACATATGAAGTAGTTACTGATGACGCGTCTTATGCGCAGATAAGTAAGCTTCATAAGTGTATTAGAGAACTTGCAGATTATGCAGGTATGTCAATGGATGACATGAAACTCTACGTAAAGAACGAAGCTGGTCTTGTTAAAGGTGACAGCATCGTGTCTTTCGCAGATTGTAGTAAAGAAGAAGTGAGTAGCGCTATTCAAGCATGTATAGCGATAGGTGACAAGATAGGATTCCCTCTTTATTGAGGGTTTTCTATCTTTTCTCCTGTTTCAATGTTAAGTTTTACCTTTTTCATGAAACCTTGCTCTCTAGCAGAATCTTCAAGTACAGTCATCAAAGAAATCAAAGTTTTTAGATGATATACTTTCCTATCAGATTCTTCTTCATCCTTTTTAACTTTCTCTAGTAGTTCCAAAAACTCTTGAGAATCTTTTACAGGGAATGCTTCAAACAAGAATTGATTCAAGCGAAAGTAGTAGTGTGCTGTAAGTTCTACTTTGAACACAGCGTTTTCATCTAGAACTTCAACTTCTCTTATTGGGTCGTTTAATGTATTTGAGTCGCTCATTATTAATTATTTTATACAAACTTATGCTAGAAAGTGTAAACTTACAAGAAGTAAAAGACAAATTGATTGACAAGTTACGTCCATCAAAATGGAATATATATCTAGAAGGTTATTTAGATACTCCCAGTATGGATAATCTATTAAATACTCTTTTATCCGATGCTATGGATAACAAAAGATTCACACCTAAGATAAAAGATCTATTCAATGCGTTTGTAGAATGTCCATTTAACGATGTAAAAGTTGTTATAATTGGACAGGATCCTTATCCGCAGCAAGATGTTGCAGATGGTATTGCGTTTTCATGTAGTAAAACACAACGTCCTGAAGCATCTCTTAGGTATATATTCGGTTCTTTAAAAGATACGTATGATTCTAATATTAATACGGAAGATTGTGATTTGAAGAGATGGTCTCATCAAGGTGTATTATTGCTCAATACAGCATTAACTACTACTATTGGTAAACCAGGGTCACATCAAATGCTATGGAAACCATTCACTGCATCTGTTATAGATTCATTAGTATGGAATAAATCTAATGAACTTGTATATGTGTTTATGGGTAAGCAAGCACAAGAGTTTGCTAAGTTAGTACCCGAAGGTAACTGTAAGATACTTATATCTCATCCTGCAAGTGCTGCCTACAACAAGCAGTCTAAATGGGATTGTGATAATGTATGGAACAGAGTAAATGAATGTTTAAAATTACAAGGTAAAACAGAAATTAAATGGTAGAAAAAGTAACAATAACTGTATCAAGTGAACTTACACAGTATGGTGAAGTTGTATTTTCAGTTAAAAGTCATATGGGTATATTCAAGAGTAAGTGTCTACACGATGCTTTATCTGATGCTGATATCAAGATGACTGGTATAACTGATATGGTTGATACTGTATACAGGCGGATGAAATCAGTAAATCACTTTGCTTTAGAAACTAAACACACAAGATTATATGACAGAGAACCAGAAGAGAGCGGAGGATTTGAACCAAGCTCTGATAATAATGAACCAGCAGTTGAAGTTAGTGTTCCAAACATTTCAAGCAAATGTGGAAAGAGCACTAGAGGAAAAACTAAAAAAGCTAAACATCTCGTATGTGAATGTGTTTAGAGAATTTAAGGTACCTCTATCAACTCTTGTAGAGATTGCTTTAGAGATTTCACCTACATGTCTTATGACAGATCAGAAGTTTTCTAGAAAGAGACCTCTCGTTGTACCCCGTCAACTACTATGTTACATAGCAGGTGAGATGGGTTATACAGATAGTGCTGTTGCTTATGTTATTAACAGAGATAGAACAACTGTGATTGCAGCTAAAAAGACTGTGTTAGATGCTTTAACTTACAATACAGCTGATTATATTAAAACATTAAAGCAGTTTACAACACGTCTCAAAGATCATCCAGGTGGTGAGGTATTACAATATCTTGATTAAATTCGTTGATTATGCAAGAACTATTTGACCATATTGAAATCAAAGGTATAACTCCAAATCAGTATTATATGCTATGGTGCATCTCTATGAAAAGAGTACCTAAACATATCAATACTGCATTAGAGATGCGTTGTTTAACAACAGATGGGTATCTAAAAGACTCTAAGATCACACAGAAAGGACAGGATGTTCTAGGTAAACTTGTAAGTGTACCTGCAAAAGCAAAGACTACTACCTATAATGTAGATGATTATTTAGAGTTATTTCCAAAAGGTAAGTTACCAAGTGGTAAACCTGCCAGAGTAAACAAAAGAAACATTGAAGAAGCGTTTAGTTGGTTCTTTAAGAACTATGACTACGAATGGACAATAGTTCTCAAAGCTACATCTTATTATGTAGATACCTATGAGAAAGATAACTATAAGTATATGAGGAACTCCCAGTATTTTATCCGTAAACAAAATACAGATAAGACATGGGATTCTGAACTTGCTAATTGTTGTGATATTGTTCTAGGTGGTGATGATCTAACTGACAACGCTCACTTCTCAGAAAGAGTAGTATGAGTTTAGAAACAGAGAAAATCCTATTAAAGATAGGTATGTCGATAATATTGTCGATATTGTGTTATTTTATCATAGATACTTTCATTGTGAATGTTAATATCTTGGAGTACTTAATTATTGAGCTTCTCTTGGTTTTATCACACACATTTTATAAATTTGTACATCGCTGGATCAGCGTTCAACAACGATAATCAGTACTATAATGGAGAAAAAAAAGCTTTGGAAAGACCAGAAGCAAGGTTTCCTTGACTCATTAGTTTACCTAAAAGGTAGAATGGATGGTGAAATTCGTAGCTTGAAGACTCCGTGGGAAAAGTTTAATGATGCTACTACTGATGGTCTCGAATGGCACTCGATGACTGTTATAGGTGGTAGACCAGGTAGCGGGAAAACTTTGATTAAAGATCAGATTGTAAGAGAAGCATTTGTATTGAACCCTGACGAACAATTTCGTGTTTTGGAGTTTCAGTTCGAGATGCTCGCTCGTACGTCTGCGATCAGAGAATTCTCTAGTGTACTTGGTAAATCTTATAAATACCTATGTAGTGCAGATGGTCAGTTATCGAATGAAGATCTTAGTGTATGTTACGAACATGCTAAAGAGAGAGTAAAGATCCCTATTGATATAGTAGAGGAACCTATCACCGTCAACGAACTTAAAGAAGTAATTGTGGATTATATGAATACCCACGCGACTAAGGATGACGAAGGTAAGTTTGAATTTACGAAAACAATAGTGACTCTCGATCACTCTTTGCTGTTAAAGAAAGCACCATTTGAGAAGGATAAGTTTGATACCTTATATAATCTAGGTGAAGCTATCACAGAACTTAAACGTAGATTCCCAATCGCGTTTATTATTCTTACACAGCTTAACCGGGGTATTGACAATCCTGAGAGGAATGAAGACGGTAAGTATGGTAATTACATACTAGAGTCTGATATCTTCGGTTCAGATGCTCTGCTTCAACACGCTGATACACTTATTGGTATCAATAGACCTGCTAAACAAAAGATTAGGTTCTATGGTCCTGATAGGTATATGATCGAAAATGACAGGGTGCTTGTATTGCACTTCTTGAAATGTCGTAATGGTGATAATCGAATGAGCTTTTTCAAAGCAGAGTTTGAACGCATGCGTATTTCAGAAATGCAGACACCACCTCAACAAGAAAAAAGATTAAGAATATGAGTTTAAGTTTGAAAGAAAAAGAAAAAGATTACAAAACAAAAGTTGCTGAACTAAGAGAGTATCACCAAGAAACATTCAATGCCTTAGGAATTCCTGACGCGTATTTCTATCCAAAGATTGCGTATCGACCTAAAGGTAAAGACGAGTTGCATATTAGTTTGTTTCCTAGTGAATTGAGAAAAGGGACTGACGTGTATACAGAGTTTGTAGCAGGTGATACAGAACCACAAGATGCAAACAGAACATTGTGGAGATTATATTTTAATCCCCATTGGGAAGAAGAGTATGATACTACAACTCCTTCTGATGATCCTAAGATGCGTTACTTGATTCCTGTTAGTGAACTTGTAAAAGTTACAGCTCCAGCAAAGTTTAATGCTGCGGCGAACTTGAAGGTAACAGAGTTTGATGATTTCTCAAACTTGTTGCAAGATGATGCTCCTATGTCTGAAATGACAATCAAAGATTTAGCTGCGATTTTGTTGAAGAAACCAATCAGCAACAAGAAGTGGTTGAACGACTTAGTTAAGTAACAAATATCAAAACAATGGAGATTATATTACCAACAGCGAAGGTTGCTGCGGAACACACGAGTCCAAAGAACCTGATTATTTTTTCAAAACCCAAAACCGGTAAGACTACCTTACTATCTCAATTAGACAACTGTTTAATACTTGACCTTGAGAAAGGTTCAAAGTATGTAGATGCTATGAAGATAGAAGCTAGTAGTGTAGAAGAAATTAAGCATATCGGAAAAGCTATTAAGGATGCCGGTAATCCTTATAAATACGTTGCTGTCGATACCATCACTGCATTAGAAGAGATGTGTATTCCGTATGCTGAAGAGTTGTATATGAAAACCCCTATGGGTAAGAACTGGTTAACAGAAGGTAAACCTAAGTATAGTAGTATTCTTAGTCTACCTAATGGTGCTGGTTATCCATATCTAAGGGAAGCATTTACGAAGGTTGTGAATTATATTCAAACCTGGGCACCTAGAACTATTCTAGTGGGTCACGTAAAAGACACAATGCTTGAGAAGAATGGTTCAGAATTCAACTCGCTAGATCTAGATTTAACTGGTAAGTTAAAGAGAATCACAGCGTCTAACTCTGACTCTATAGGTTACTTGTACAGAAAAGGTAAGAAAAACATTATTAGTTTTAAGACCTCAGATGAAGTAGCATGTGGAGCAAGACCTGCACACTTAAGCAACAAAGAAATAGTTCTGTCTGAAATGCAAGAAGACGGAACGATCGTAGTTAACTGGAATGAAATTTACATTGATTAAAATTAAGAAAAATGATTAGCACAAAAGATTTAAAAAGCTCAGAAGGTACATCTTTACCAAAAGTTATCGGTCCTGGTAACACAGAAGTTAAAATCAACAGTATCACATTGGAAGCACCTGTCTATGACAAGAACGCTTACAACTTGGTAATGAACGTAGAAACTCGTCCTATTGAAGGATTCGAAGGTTTCTATATTGATAAGAACAATCCTGAAAAAGGACGTTACGAAGGTCAAGTAGGTAAAGTGAAGACTTCTGAATATGCTTACAAAGACGGAACTACTAAGACAGGTATCTCTGTGTCTCGTGATATGGATATATTGAAAGCATTACAGAACATCTGTCGTGTTGTAGACAAACTCAACTGGATGGATGAGAATGACAGCAAGCATGAAACTATCGAAGACTATGTTACAGCATTTAACAATGACGCACCTTTCAAAGATGTGTTTGTTAGAATGTGTGTAGGTGGTAAAGAGTATCTTAACAAGGAAGGTTATACAAACTATGACATGTTCCTAGTTAGAAACCAACGCGGTGCATACAATATGGAGAATGCTAATGTAGCTGACTCTAAATTGATCAAGTTTGAATCTGATCTTCACATCAAGAAGAAGAAAGTAGAAAATGTTGAGTCGTTTGGTAGCGGTACCGTTACTACATCGTCTTCAGTAGGTTCTGATTTCGAATTGTAATCTAAGTTTAACGATAAGAGGGGGAGTATTGCTCCCCCTTTTTTATCTCTATGTTTATGATAAGTTCTAAAGTTCTAGTGTCTAGTTATGATGATGTTCCGGATTACTGGATGTTTGAGCATTATTGTAATCTAAACGAAAAATTAATCGGTCAAGATGTAAAAATTAAATCTGTATTTAATCCTACAGAACGTACTGCAAGTTTCTGTATCTATCGTAAAGAAGAGAAGTATCTGTTTAAAGATTTCTCATCTGGTAGAGGCGGTTCACCAATCAATCTAGTAATGGATCTATATGGTGTAACATTCCCGGAAGCTGTCAATAAGGTTATAAAAGATTACCGTGAGTTTCTACACACTGGTACAACTGACGACATGCGTACGTTTAAGAAAATGGCGAAGTACAAGATTGTAGATTTCTCTAAGCGCTCCTGGACTAAAGGTGATGCAAGTTTTTGGACTCAATTTGATATTGATTCGGAAACACTAGAGAGATACAATGTATTTCCTGTTGGTGATTATTCTATGGAGAAGCAGGATGAAGATGCGGTTAAACACTTGTCTATTACTGGTCCCTATTTGTACGCATATACAAGACTAGACGGTAGTATTTACAAGATGTATCAACCGATGAATCCTGATCATAAGTTTCTAAAAGTTAAGAATTATATTCAAGGTACAGATCAACTAAAGTTTGAGAAACCAAATCTCATCATATGCAGTTCACTCAAGGATCTTATGTCACTATCTAAGTTCGGATTCAATGCGGAATTCGTAGCACCAGATAGTGAGAATACTGTTATCCCACAAGGTGCGATTAGCATATATAAAAGCAAGTATAAGAATATCATTACTTTGTTTGACAATGACGACGCCGGTAGAAAAGCTATGAGTAAATATGAATCAACTTATGGTATCGCTAGTGTTGTCCTACCACTTAGTAAGGATCTATCTGATTCTGTTAGAGACCACGGTTTAGTTAAGACAAGAGAAGTATTATATCCATTATTAAAAGAAGCAATAAGTAAATGAGTTGGATTTATAAAGGTGTAGTATTTACACCTGAGATGATACCTGAAGGTGCTGTTGGTTTCATATATGAAATGACAGCAATCATAGACGGTAAGTCTGTGGCTTATATAGGTAAAAAGAACTTTGCATTAGTTACCAAAAAGAAACTTGCAAAGAAGAACGCACCTGTAGATAAGCGTAAAAAGAATTACGTGAAGACTTCTAAGTTAAATTACGAGAACTACTTTAGTAGTAACGTAGTACTTAAGCAAGCTCACAAAGATAAAGTTCCTATTAAGAGGAACATCTTACACATATGTTATTCTAAAACAGAACTAACATACATGGAAACCAAGTATCAGTTTGTCAAGGGTGTACTAGAATCAGACTTCTATCTGAATGGTAATATCCTAGGACGTTTTTATAAACAAAAATATTAATTGTATGAGTATATTTAATGATGATCTAGATAAAGCAATGTTCTTCTCTGGACTAAAAGATTTAGGTGTTGAGAAACTAGTTGCCGAGTATAGTGGGGGAGGTGACTCCGGTGCTATAGATACTGTATATGCTGAGAATACTGAAGGTGATCATATAGACCTTGGTGATTTTCATGACCGTGTAGAAAACTTTATGTATGAAATCTTAAGTACTAAATACGACTATGACTGGTATAACAATGATGGCGGTAGTGGTACTGTTTATTTTGATATTAATACTTTAGAGTATGATGTTCATGGTTATGTAATGGAAGCTAGAGAAGCATTTCAAGATGGAACACTTGATATAGATGACATAAACTAGTATGGCACATCCTTATGATCATGCACGTTCTAGTGCAAAGAAGTGGGGAGGTCATCCATCAGAGTACTCACATATTCATAACTGGTTTGATGCTACTAAAGGATGGGTTGGTCATTCTGATCACCGTATGTTTAGACATCATTCAGAAGGTATATTCGAAGCAGAAAGTATATTCGGTGAATACTTCACAAACTCAGTAGGTAAAAAAGTAATGGTTCGCTATGTAGGTGAACAACATGTAAAAGAGGATTGTAATAACTACATACCCTCAGCAAAAGAGTGGATACTCGCAATGAAGTCTAACGAACATCCTCTATGGATGATTAAAACAATGAAAATAGATGACTAAAACTTTAGATGAGGTTATTATCCTCAATGATTCCACGTATGACAGAGTGCTTGATATGTTATGTAGTCCTGATAGGGATAATGTACAAGTTGCTGTTAGTATTATTGAAGCTGTAGATTTTCAAAAGAATGCTCCATATATCTTGTTGCTTGCAAAAGATGCAGAAGCAAAACTAAAAAGAGATAATAATCCTTTTAGAACAGAGTTGTTTGGTGAGGCTGTTACAGATGTAGGGTCATGTAGTTTTAATCATGAGATTAGAACTATGATACAAACATGTACTAATCAAGCTGATAAGTTAAACTACAACTCAATGTACGAAGAACTTACCAGAATAAATACTGATGCTGTTGCTATGAACTTCTTCTTAGGAAGATTTGCAGATGCATTGAAGGATCACCTTCTACAATGGGGTTTCACATTTGTAAAAAGCATGGACTTAAAACTAGTACCACATGACAAAACAAGATTCACTGGCGAAGGTCAGTAAAGAACTAATGCTTAAAGAACCATTCTATGGTTTACTTATACTCAGCTTAAATAAGGTGTGGGACAAGAGAGTCCCCACCGCTGGTGTGAGTAAGAATGGAGTGAACTTTCAGCTTACTATTAATGAAGACTTTTGGAACTCTCTCAGTGATAATCACAAGAGAGGTTTACTTAAGCACGAGTTATTGCATATTGGTTTCTTCCATATTCAATGTCAAGATGAATTTCAAAATAAGAGAGTAGCAAATATTGCTATGGACATTGAGATTAATCAGTTCATTGATGCAGAAGATTTACCAGACGGAGGATGTACTCTAGAGTCATTCTCGGAATATAATCTACCACCTAAAGCAGGTTGTCGGGAGTATTACAAACTCTTGATGAAAGCTATGGAAGAAGAACAACAGTCTGGTAATGGTGGTAAGATATCTGACATGGCTGGTATGGGTGAAGGTGAAGCACATGGCGACGGCACTATTAATCCTGATCACGGTACATGGAAAGATTTTGAAGATTTGTCTGAAGCAGAAAAGAAATTGCTTGAATCACAGACAGCACACATTCTTAAAGAGATTGCAGAAACTGTAGAAAAATCTAGGGGTACTATTCCCGGAGAGTTCCAAGGTATTATTCAAAGACTTAGACATGTTGAACCTCCAAAGTTTGACTGGCGTAGTTATGTTAGAAGATTTGCAGGAGGATCTAGTGAGATCTTTACTAAGAAACTAAGACGTAAAGAAAACAGAAGGTTTGATGAAAATCCTGGTCTCAAGATTAAAAACAAGAGACACTTGTTGGTTGCTATAGATACTAGTGGTTCTGTAAGTGATAAGGAAGTTAAGGAGTTCCTTAATGAGATACATCACATACATAAAACTGGTAGTGAAGTAACCGTCTTACAGTGTGATACTACTATTAGAAGTATTGAGAAGTTCAAACCTAACCAAGACATCGTGTTACACGGTCGTGGAGGTACTGACTTTGATCCAGTTCTAGAGTATTACAATGAGAATACAAGAAAGTATACGTGTATGTTCTATCTAACAGATGGTGAATGTCACACAGATGTAAAACCGAGAGGTAAAATGTTGTGGGTAATATCTACCCGTGGTGAAATTAACAGTAGTCTTCCGGGACCACAAATCAAGTTGAATTAAAAAATTAAAGAAAATGGCTAAGCAAGTACAATTAAACACAGATGAGTTAAAGCAGTTTGTATCTCACGTTGTAAATAATAATAAGTATCTACAGGAGAATGGTAAGATTCCTGTAGCTGTAAATATTGAGGGTGAAGCAGGTATTGGTAAGACTACTACTATTCTGCAGTTCACAAAGGACCACAACATGGATTATGTAAAGTTGTCTTTGAGTCAGCTCGAGGAGTTGGGTGACTTAGTAGGTTTTCCTATTAAAGAATTTCAGGTTACTAAGACTACAGATGACGGACAGAAGGTTACGAAGTGGATTCCTGAGAACGTTATGCCAATGTATATCCAACAGAAGTATGTACCTACTGGAGAAAAGCGTATGACACATGCTGCACCAGAATGGATTCAAGGTAAGGGAGAGAACGGTCTCTTAATTCTTGATGACTATACTCGTGCAGATGCTAGGTTCATGCAAGCTACTATGGAGATCATTGACCGTCAGGAGTATGTATCATGGAAACTACCAAAAGGATGGACAGTTATCTTAACTAGTAATCCTGATAATGGTGACTATCAAGTAACATCTTTGGATGAGGCTCAGAAGACTCGCTTTATTACAAGCTATTTGAAGTTTGATCTTGAGTGCTGGGCACGTTGGGCAGAGGAGAATGAGATAGATACTCGTTGTATTAACTTTATGTTGTTGCACCCAGAGTTGACAGAGAAGCGTGCTAATGCGCGTAGCTTTACTACATTCTTTAACTCTATCTCTAGTTTAGAAAGCTTTGAAGAAAGTCTTCCTATTATCCAGATGATTGGTGAAGGTTCTGTAGGTGGTGAGTTTGCTACTATGTTTACTATGTTCATTAACAACAAGTTGGATAAGTTGGTAACTCCTAAAGATGTATTGACTAACAATAGTTGGGAATATATCAAGGGACAACTTAAGTCTTGTGTTGGTGAGGGTAATAACTACCGTGCTGACATTGCTAGCTTGATGACCACTCGTGTTATCAACTACGCAGTACACTATGCAAATAACAACACGGTAACCCAAGGTATGATTGACCGTATTACTAATTTGATTACTGATGATATCTTCAGTAATGATCTTAAGTATTACATGGTTAAGGGTATCCTTAATGGTAACAAAGGTAAATTTTCCAAGCTCATGCTCAACCCCGAGGTTATTAAAATGACTGTAAAGTAATGCAAAGAAACATCCATAAACCTTTTAGTGATCCTACTATTCCTAACAAACTAAGATTTGTTGAGATGGTAGGTAAGTATGTGTACATGCTAACACCAGGTACATATACTAGTCCTATAGAGGTTGCGGATGTATGTGTAATATCAGAAGCTAGTTTTGGTAAAATGGTGTCACTCCTTAAGGGGAGTGATACCTTTACCCCTACTGCAGGAGATAAGTTATACGTACTTCCCGACTCTAAAATTCCTGGTTATAAAATCAAGGAATATTGTAGATCAAAAGACATATCTATTGTAACAGATATAGAGAAAGCAACATGTGTACTAGGTACAGAAAAGAACATGCTTGAGAATGGAGACTATGATGCATACAAGTATCAGATTCCAGACGCATGCTTTGCTTCTAAAGGTGATTATAAAGTTCTAGGTTATGATGAAACTACTATTAATTTCATTAAGAACAAGAATACATTCGTGACTTTTGATGTAGAACCTGAGACTAAGATAGGACCTACAGATAACATACTTATATCTGGTGCTTTGATATATGAGTTTAATCAATCTACTTACGCCTCTACTGTTAATGAAAAGAAGACAGGATACTTGATGACAGCAGAAGGTGTTGAACTTGTATACAATATCCTATCTAAAAAGTTACCGGTTATTACACAAGAGCATTTTATTGCTACGTGTTCTGATCAAGTTGCTTTGGATGAGCAGATGTTTGATGCATTAGATATGATGTATAGTAGTCCATCTGATGAGGATAGTCTTACAGCATCTAAAATTTTATTTAACACTGACTGTAGTAAGTCTATGTATCTTCTATATAAGCTTGTTAAGAAACACTATTATCATATTACTAATAGTGAAAACAGGAGACTAAAGGAAGGTAGATTGTTCATAGACACTAATGATGTACATATATTGTATAACTGCAATAGCATAGAGATCTTATCTCTTCTTACAAAGAGAGATCAGGTAACTGAAGAACTTTATAATGATATCATGTCAAAGATTCTTATAGGTACTATAGATGATGTTGACCGTAGGTTTGATGACAGATCTGATATATTAAACATACAAGTTACTGCTAAAGATACCTTTGAAGAATACGCAAAAAAACACAATTTAACTTATGTTCAAGTACAAGACAATAAAGATTCTGAATGATATAGATATTCAGAATGGTATGATTCACAGTGTAGATACTCAAGATGTACAAGTTGTAGACCACGATAGATATTGGGGTTTTCAAAACTATATGAGACAAGAGTATAAAAAGTTTACGGCTGATAAAAAGCTGGACTTGACTAATGTAAAAACTATTTTCTTTACAGCTAAGTGTGATGTATCTAGGGAGAAACTTAAAAGTCTCTTAGATAAGCACAACATGAAAGTTACAAGAGATCAAAGCAAAGCTGATGTAGTTATTACTAATGCTAAGTACTTTGTTGATATGATTCCTTTTGAGATCGGTAGTATGATCAAAGGTTTTGATAATGTGGGTATTCAGAAAAATGCTTTTGTACACCCTGTTGATATTAATAATATTACACATTGTTATATAAAGGATTCTATTAGAAACCCAATGATTAGTGCTATTGACAGAAAATATTTTACGATAAGTGGTTGGTCAGAAAGATTCTTTGAGTTTACTAGTAGTTTAGCTATTATTAAGAAAGTAGATTTAGATAACAATGAGCTATTTCAGAATGTAGTTAGTGGTAACGGTAATGTATATGATCAGCAAGTTATACTAGACTTGATGGGTGAATCTATTATTGATAGAGAAGCTTTTGAATCTTTAGATGCTATGTTTAAGAGTACTGATAATAGTAATCATACTGTAGCTATGACCATCATTGCTAACTGTAACTATCAAAAGAGTTTAGTATATATCTTAGAACTATGCCGTAGACACAATAGAACTATGTGGGATAACTCAGTTCGTAAGACTGTAGCTTTCAAAGGTTTTATTAACTACTTAGGTAGTAACATGAGGTATCAACTACGTACGAATTATGATGATATCTTTAGAACTGTTATAGACAAAGATGCTGTTACTCAAGATACTATTGATTTCTTGTATGAGTTGGGTGCTGAAGAGTTTAGTGCTAGTAGTGATAACATAACTTTTACTAGTTATAGATTCACAGATGAGGCAATGAAAAAATTACAATCAAAATTAAAAACAGATGATGACGGATTTCCAAGCGGAGGAGAGGTTCTACAGCAAGAAGTTTCAGTTCAGCTACAGCAGTCTGAACAAACTAATGTTTGTACCGAACACTTTTTATAAACATTACATACTTGGTGAACGTGAAGATAGGCTTGACTCTCATTTAGTTGAGGGTCGAGCTCTTCATTGTTTACTATTAGAACAGGAGAAGTTTGATGATCTATTCGTAGTATCTCCAAACAGTCTACCTGGGGACAATGCAAAGAAAGTTATTGACAAAGTGTATGCTCTATCTTGCCAAGATGGGTGCGAAGCATTATCTTTGTCCACACATGAGGCAATCATACTTGATATTCTAAGAGAGATTAATCTACACCAAAGTCTTAAGACTGACCAACAACGTGTAGATAAAATACTCACTGCAGAGAATATTTCTTATTATGAGTTTCTCAAATCAAAGGGATCGAAGACTGTTATAGACCAAGAGACCTATGATAAACTTAAAGGATACGTTGAAATCATCCTTAGTAATGAATCAGTTACATGTTTACTGCAGTTAGGTGGTTCTAACAGTCACAGTGAAGTTGCACTTGAAGCTGATACTAAGTATGGTTTTGGTTTAAAAGGTATCATAGACAACTATGTTTACGATCCTGAAACTAATAGTGTCACTATTAACGACTTTAAAACTACTGGTAAGACCATTAGTGAGTTTAGAGAAACTGTAGACTATTACAAGTATTGGATGCAGGCTGCTATGTATTACAAGTTGATACAAGCAAAGTACCCTAATGTCAAAGACATCAGATTTAATTTCATAGTTATTGATAAGTACCAACAGGTATTCGCGTTTCCTGTTTGTGCTGCTACATTGCATAGCTGGATCTGGAACTTAGACGAGGTAATAAAGAAAGCTGAATTCCATTATACTAATAGAAGGTATGATCTACCTTATGATTACATTGTAAATAAAGTAACCCTGTAAAGACTAAAACATGGTCAAAAATCTGTATACAAAATATACTCAGAAATCTAGGATGTTTTTATATCCACTTCTAGGTATAAGAAGAGGTTCATCTGTAGTTCCTTTGGAGACATATATCTCTATAAAAGGAGTAGTTGAACCTGAAGATCATAAATTAGTTTGCTTGTATCACCTTAGAACAGATTTAGAGTTCAGAACATTTGAGAAATCTAAACTACAAGGTAATCCTAGATTTCATAACTTCTATGAGATAGAAGATGATAAAGGATTATATGTGTTTGATTTTAGTGACAATCCTAAGTTTTGGGATTGCTTACTAACAGGTAGGTATTCTCAAATCGATAAGAACCTAAAGACAGAGATATTAGCGTTCTTTAATAACAATCCGAAGAATAAAGATCTGATTAACAGCTATCTTAATCCGGATAACTATTTTGAAAGCTACGCTAAGTATCTGAATGTTGAGAAAGAACTTCTTGAAGAAGTAGGTGAGCTATGTTCCATAATTGATATAGAGAAAGAAACTCTAGTAACGGACATTAAGCAACCACAATTTTTATCTATCTTTGACCTTTAAAACCAAAAATTATGACAAGTAACATGATGTTAATTACCTCCACCTGGAAGAGTGGAAAGACTTTTAAGATGATCCCTACTCACGTAGATTGTCCTTATGTAGAATGTATCTTTGACGCAGACATGAAAGTGTTGGCAGTTATCGGTGCTGTTCAAAAAGATATCTTCCATATGATGCCTAAGTTGGATCCTAATGGTGATATCGAAATGCGTAAGTCTCCATCTCGTGAAGGTAAACCTTACAAAGAAGAGCGTCGTACAATCGAAACCTTCCAAGAGTACTATATTGAGAATGTTGATGAGATTCGTGCTTTCGTGAAGTTGTTTGCATTCAATGCAGATACCTTCGATATCGAAACTTATATTACTCAACCAGTACAAGCAGCTGAATAATGACTAACTGGGTACATGACTATGAAACCCTAATTAACGCCTTTGTCGCCGTGTTCATCGATTACAAGTCTGATGAAACTAAAGTATTTGTAGTACACGAGACGCAGAATGATTATCCACAACTCTATGAATTCTTACAAGAGTGTAAGCACGAACAAGTGTGGCATATCTCATTCAACGGTATTAACTTTGACTCTCAGATAACAGAGTTTATCATAAGAGAAGGTGAATACTATTTGGATGAACCTGCAGAGAACATTGCTCACATACTTTATCTTAAAGCACAGGATACCATCGATCGCTCTAATAAAGGAGAGTTTGCTGAGTATCCTGAACGTGCTTTAAGTATCAAGCAGATTGATGTATTCAGGTTGAATCACTGGGATAATCCAGCAAAAAGATCCAGTCTTAAATGGATCGAATTCTCTATGGATTGGAATAACGTTCGCGATATGCCAATCAAACACAGTGCTCTGATCAAAACTAAGGAACAGATAAACACTATTGTAAGTTACTGTATTAATGACGTTAAAGCGACTAAGCAAGTAATGCTCCTGAGTAAGGAACAGATCATGCTGCGTAAAGCATTGACTAATGAGTACGGAATAAATCTGTACAGTGCGTCTGAACCAAAGATTTCTAAAGAGTTATTCTTGCATTTCTTGGGTAAGAAACTTCAAATGAAGAAGTATGACCTGAAACAATTGAGAACTGTTAGAGAATCTATAGTAGTTAAAGACATTCTATTGGATTACATTACGTTTAATCGCAAAGAGTTTAAAAACATCCATGAGAAGTTTAAAGCTTTAAGCATTAATCCTAATGATACAAAAGGTGGATTTAAGTATTCTGTCACACATAAAGGTGTGAAAACAGACTTCGGTTTGGGTGGTGTGCATGGTGCTACAAAAGCTGGTGTGTATGAAGCAAAGGATGGAATGATCATCATGACTTCAGACGTTACCAGTTTCTATCCTAATCTTGCGATTAGAAATAGGTGGTCTCCAGCGCATCTACCCAAAGAAGATTTCTGCGATCAGTACGAATGGTTCTTTGAGGAGAGAAAGAAAATTCCCAAGAAAGATCCAAAGAACTATGTATATAAGATTATACTTAACAGTACTTATGGTTTAAGTAATGATGAGAATAGTTTCTTGTATGATCCAGAGTTCACAATGCGTATTACAATCAATGGTCAACTTAGTCTAGTCATGCTATATGAGATGTTATCTGACGGTATTCCCGGAAGTATACCACTCATGCAGAATACAGATGGTCTCGAGATGTTAATCCCCGCTAGCTATAAAGATAAGTATCTTGAAATATGTGCTAAGTGGGAAGAGATGACTATGCTGCAGTTAGAACATGACGAGTATGAGAAGATGATTATCGGTGATGTCAACAACTATATCGCCGTATTCAAAGAGAAAGAACTAAGTAAAGAGGATTGGGATAGTCTTAAGAAGAAGTCTCCGCATTACGTGTTCAAAGAAGTAAACGGTAAGTATTATTTTAATGCTACCAAATGTAAAGGTAGATTTGAGTTTTCAGATCTAGCGCTACACAAGAATAAGTCTGCTTTAATAGTGCCAAAAGCGATCTATTATTACTTCGTACACAGTGTTATGCCGGAAGTATTCGTACAGACTAACCGTAATATCCTAGATTATTGTATTGGTGTTAAACGTAAAGGTGATTGGATCTTTATAGAAACATGTTTTGTAAAAGGTGTTAGACAAGATAGAGAACTACAAGCTGTTGTAAGGTACTATGTATCCAACAAAGGTTGTAAAATTATCAAGGTCAACAAAGCTGATGGTAGAGAAACTCGTGTAGAAGCAGGTAAATGGTTACAGACTGAGTTTAATCTTTTTGAGATTAAATCTTGGGATGACCATGATGTTAATGATGAGTACTATCTAGAGAGGATCTATAAAGAGATCGAGAATATCAGCAAAGAAAAAGAAAAGTCACAACTAACTTTATTTTAAAATGCCCTTTAAATTATCAATGGGTGGGTCCACAGAGAGTTATCTCTGTGACCCTTCCCTCATTCCTTCACATGGAGGACGTTACAAAGTAATTACTAACGCTAGTGTGTTAAGCACTGTGCGTCAAGAACTAGCAACAGCTGGTTTAATTGTAGATAGAGAATTGTTTTCATCTAATGGGAATGTATCCGTAGGTAACCACTATATCTCCTATGGTACAGATGAGAATGTAGGTATTGTATTTACCTGGGTTAACTCTTATGATAAGAGTACCCGTTTCCATTGTAGTATAGGTTTACACTTCAAAGACAATGACGGAGTCATGATGACTTCGGACATGGCGTACTTTATGCGTAAACATACTGGTACTGCAGATATAGAGATGGTTGATGCTGTAAAGAATCAAGTAGCACGAGTATCTGATTTCTATAATGAGTTAATGACCCGCAAGTCTAATCTAGAATTACTTACTATATCTAGAGACGAGATGGGTGATATCATCGGTAGAGCATTTATCAATGACTATTTGAAAGCGGATCAGCTTACAGCAACTAAACACTATTATGAGAGCTTAAAGAAAGATGAGATTACATACTGGGAAGCTTACTTTACATTAGCTTCTAGTATTAAGCATTCTCATCCTAAGTTTTATACTAGATCTCACATTGGTTGTTTTGATACTGTCTACGCAGCGTATCTGGACAGATGTATAATAAGTATACCACCTTCTGTAATAAGTGCACTAGCTGCCGGTTTAAGTACACCACCTCAAGATTTAAGTACACCAGTTACGGATTTAAGTACACCACTTGTTGACCCTGCTCAGATTAATATCTTTGATGTTATCGCAGAAGAGGAAGAACTACAGGTAGATATGACCAATGATCTTTTGATCCCTGATTTTGATAATGTAGAAACACCAGGTTCTGATTTTGATATTGACAAGCAGGAAGAACCTACATTGTTTGACTTTGAAGAAGAAGAACCTGATTTTGATACTACACCAGTACCAAATTCTTTCTATGAAGATCAAGAAAAAGTAGAAAATACTTTGTCTGCTGAGGATGAATTCTTTAACTTTGACGGAGAATCATTTGATTTACCAGAACTATAATAATTGACCCTGGGGGTATGACCCTTGCATGCCCCCTTGGGGTCTTATTTATTTAAAATGAAAAAGACTGAATTTAACAAACTAGTAGATGAGCGTATTAAGCTTATCCAATCTTTATTGCAAAAGAAAGGTGCTGAGTATGCTACCGACAAAGACGTATTCCACAACTTTGAAGAAGGTACTAAGATGTCCTTTCATGACAAACGTGAAATGGTAGCTTGGGAGTACATGATGAAACATATGATATCTATAAAGGACATGATATCTAGTAAAGATGCATACTCTGAATATACCATCCGTGAAAAGTTTGGTGATGCTATTAACTATTTGATTCTTATGGAAGCAATGATGTTAGAGTCTAATGGTATCCAACAGAGATTCTGCGATGCTGTTAAGTATACGTCACAGAAAGCTGAGAAGAAGTTAGAAGAACTCAATAAAACCACGCCTCAAGAAAGAGGAGTTAATCAAATGGGGTATCCTAACTTCCAAACACTACCTATAAATAAATTTAAAAATCAACAACTACCACCTAACTATGATGAGTGGTATTATTCCAGTTACTAGTATGCAAGAAATTATAAACGCTGTAAAGCACTTTCATGATGTATTCGGACAACACTATGCATCTGAACCAAGTTTAATAAAAGAAAAAGAATATCAACTAAGACATGATCTCCAAGCTGAAGAACTATTTGAATATCTTCTCGCATGTCGGGAGAACGATTTGGTGGGTATTGCTGATGCTCTTGGTGATCAGTTATATATACTGGTGGGCACCATTCTTAAACATGGTATGCAAGACAAGATCGTGGAAGTATTCGAAGAGATACAGAGATCGAACATGAGCAAGTTAGGAGAAGACGGATTACCCATTCTCAGAGAAGATGGAAAAATTTTGAAGGGAAATAACTACTCTAAACCAGATATCAAAAAGATACTAGGGGTCTAACCTTGACCTCTATACCGTTTCAAGTAGTTTTTACTTGATTTTAGTTTACTTGATTTTTTTTTAGCTACAATCCCAGGGCGCTTCTTACGAGTGTCACTGGGTGCGTAGTTATTCTTTGCAGTATTAACTTTTGCCATTGTTAGGATTTTTAGGTTGTTTTGGTTTCCGAGTACGTGCTTCCTTGATTATGCTATCAAGTTTGTTGTTCTCAGGTTTGAAAGAAGGTTTCTTCATATACTAATATAGTTAAGATCCGCAATATAAACAATCATCACCGTCATTATCATACCAGTCTTTCTTTTCTGTCATGATTCTTCTGACCTCGTCATCAATCTGAGCATTAGTCCATTCAGGATTCATAACTCTGATCTGTGCTCTTAAAAAATAAAAGTTACTGTCCATTAGTTTGTCAAGATTAATAAAGTTCCTAGTAGTAATACGGAAGCACCGAGTCCAATGTTCCATTTTAAAGAACTATTTAACTTAGCATTGAGTTCCATATTGTGTGCACCAAGCTCATTATACTCTTCTATGAGTAAATTATAATCTTTAGCGTACTTTTTAGCATCAGATATACTTTCGTTATATTTAGTTGTTAATAAGTTAATCTCAAAGTTTTTATCACCTATGGATTTTGACATATCAAAGATTATACTGTCCTTTATAGCAGCACTATTAGAATAATAACGCAATTTTACTAATGCAGAAAGCACAGCACGCTCTTCTGCTTCAGAAAGAAATATTCCTTTTTGACCATTAATGACTAATCTTTGGGGAGTAAACTGCCCAGAGACTGTCAAGCTGCTTATCAGTAGCATACTGAATAAGAGCATTTGCTTCATCACGCTCATCTTTGTTTTTATTATCTTGATTGTTTAAATAGTTTATATGAGCTACTCTAAGACTATCTATATGAGCGAGAGAGTCATGAGTGATTTTCATCTTAAGAGAATCAATAGTTAAACTATCCGTATTAATCTTTTGAAAAAGAGTGTTATTCTTTTTCTCATTCTCTGTAGTTTTAACCATAGTACGTACAAATAGAATAGCTATTATACCTACTACTAATATGACTACAATATCTTTAGTTAGTTGTTCCCGATTCTCCCTCATTTGACTTGTTGGTTTTTTTATTAAACACTGATTCAACTACAGTACCGCCGTATCCAGCTATAACAATCATAACTAACCAGTCAAAAACATAGTCTGGAGTTTTATGTTCACTAAGAGTATTTATATACGCTAAAGAAAGTAAAGCTAAAAGAGTAAGCGCTGAACTTACTCTCTTGAAAGATATATCTCCTTTACTTGAGAAGATATTGTGAAGAATGTTCTTCATTAGAATTCTTTTAATAGGGTGTATGTAAACTTCTTAAATCCAGATTTTTTACATTTACCTAGTAACTCTGCAAACTGTTTGGGGTCATTAAGAACTTGACATCCGGCAGACCATTTATCTATAAGCTTAGATACTAAACTAGGATTAGCACGGTGGATATTAATACCAAAGATACCTGTCTCAGTTACTTTAGATTCTTCAGCTACATCATCTTTATCTCCGTCTCTATATACAGTAACGGGTGCACATTGGGTAAGTGCTTCGTATTTACCTTGATGCAATCCTATCTTCCAGCAATCATCCCATTGTCCGGGTACTAACATAGCTGCACCTTTTGGGTTAAGCAAATTCTGTAACCAGTGTGTTCCAGGATTAGTTGTGCAAGTATACCAAGTAATAGTATCTCTTTCTATTACACCAATAAGATCATCAAACTGATTCTTAGCATTAGCGTTAGATCTAATACCTACTAAATGAAAAGTTGGAAAATCATATCCGTGCTTTTCAAACTCAGCTCTAAGTTCTTTTGTTGTATACTTTTTCATTAGGATACTATGTAATATAACAATTTAATATTTTCTACTGTGTCTGCACCAAGGTTTGTAATGACTGCATAACGACCACCATCAGGACTAGGACCCACCCAGGGAGCAGCATGTAATATACTTGTACCTAAATCAGGATTGTAGGCAGTTACAAGAACAACAGTATTTGCAGTAATGTCTTCATTAACGATCCTAAATTGAATGTAATCAGTTGTATTTAATGTCTCTGTTACAGAGATAATACCAGATTTTGTAGTTACTGATACTGTAGGACCTGTTTTAGTATATTCAGCCGTTTCGATTGCAAAACTATTAACTAGGTCATCATACAACGCATTAACATGACCGTATCTAGCAACCTGTGCATCACTAGGTTTTCTAAAATACTTTTTAAAGTTGAAGATATCTATGAATGCCATCTTAGTTAATGATTAAGAAGTTAACAGTTATACCTTCTACTTCAATAGTGCTATAATTAAGTATACTAATTGTTATTAGTCCGTTTTCACAAGTACTTGATGCAAGTAATAAGTCAGTAACTATTCCCACACTAACAATTGCCATAGAATTTTCTGTTATAAAATCAGCTGACAAAGCAAATTCTACACGACCTGGTTCACTTTTAGGGGCTCCGAGAACTTCTATAGCTACAGGAACACCGAAATTTGGTAAGTCTACTTTACCTGCGTAAGAAGTAATAGGTACTATTACAGAAGGTGTAGATGATGCTGTACTTCTATACGTACCATGATTCTTAATTCTTGGTGCAAGATCATCGTATAAAGCATTCACATGTCCGTAACGTGCGACTTGTGCATCACTAGACTTAGCGAAGTATTTTTTGAAGTTGAAAATGTCGATAAATGCCATCGTGTTTATTTTTAATAGTTTACATATATAATATACAAAAAAGTTAGTTTACTTGAAACGATTTTGTGCACTTTCGAACCCTCTAAGTGCGTTTACCGGATCAATCATCTTACCAGAAATACCTACACTTTTTAGCAAATAGTTAATACTCTTTAACTCTCCTGCTTGTTGCCACTCGTATGGACCTGCGTCACGTTTGTAACGTGCTCCAGGATCTTGTGCTACAAGTTGGGTTATTGTTTGTAGAGTCTTACCCATATTTACTACAGTACTACTTACAGCTACAGATTCTAACTTAAGCATGTTAATATAGTCATCGTAACCGAACACAGGAGTCATTGCTTGAAGTTCGTTCATAGTTGACTTAGCTAAGAACAATGATTGGTTCTCTAAGTATCCTGTAGCATTAAACTCAAATGGAGTATCCGCTACAAATAATCCTGGAAGTGGTCCTGATTTCTGTCTTAGTTTGTTGAAACGATCCTCATCGTCGTCATCATAATTAAACAATAGTTTGATGAGAACGCTTCCTAATATAATGATACCCATTTCCATTGCTACTTTCTTAGCAGCGGCGATCTCTCTAGGTGTCATATATTTAAAGTCAGCACCCATACTCATGATACCTCTTCTTAAAGTATCTAGTCCTTGGATGTAGTAACCTATAGGTAAATCGTTTGCTTGAATATCCCAACGTGCTCGAGGTTCTTTCCAGTTTCCTCTAAATTGGAAACGAGACATGAACTGACGAGTAAACCACGTCTTCATATAAGCAATCATTCTATACAACAAGTATCTGTTTGCCATTGGTTGATCCATCTTGGATAGTGCACCGTTCAAGTTCTTGTTAGCAGCTTGAACTTTGTTTCTCATTTCTGTAAACTTCTTACCCCCAATGTTCCATTCTTGGTCAACTCCTTGTTTTACAGTTAGTTGTCCGTCCTTAACTTCCCATGCTTCAATGTAAGGAATCTCTCTAGTAACACCATTTACAGTTTGCTTTACTTTTTGATGGTTCATCATACCTCCAAATAATTGCAAGGTAGCATTCATCTGCGTCCAAGCACGGAAGTTTGTAAACCATTGCATGTTTGCAACGTCTCTTGACAATGTTCTTGTAGAACTTTCCGCAAACTTTCTACCAGCGTCTTTATCAAAACGTGTAGCTTCCGGATCAAACATCTCTACTAATTGAACATTCAAAGACTTAGGTCCGAACTTATAAATCTCAAATGATACCTGACTTGATGCAAACTGTGCCCAATAAGCACCCTTTGTAATACTCGCCATATCTAAACCGTCACCACCAGCAGCTGCAATCATAGACTGGAACTGCGCGTTGAATGCGTTCTTAAGTGCGGAAGCTGCGTCAAATGCAAAGAATGCAAATGATGACATCTTCATTAAGTTACCTGCAAGTTTGTTTGCCCATGCAAGATTCTCGGTTACACCTACTAACTGTTTACCTTCAAGCTCTCTTTCGATCATTGCATTAATGACTTGAGCACGAACTGATTTACCTTTCTTAGTAGCAAAGTTTGTGATACCTTGAGTCAGGTAATCTTGCTTGTTAGCTTTAGTCATATCCTTGATACCCCCTTTCTCTTCGTTATTTACAATACTCTGTATTGCTCTAACGTTAGGGTTAATCTCAATAAGTTTCTTTTGTCTTTCTGCAGAAAGCATGTAACGCATTAAGCTAGAGATAACATCCTCAGATGTTTCTTCTAGATCTAAGTCTGCTCTACCTGTAATAGGGATACCCGAAGTTTGAGTATCAAACATATCTAGGTTGACATAGGTTACCTGGTTTTCTGCATTATAACCTTCTTCAAAATCATCAGCAGCTTTTCTGAAAGATGACTTGAAGTTTTTAATCATTGATGTTACTTTATCCTTTGCTTCTCCTGATACTAAAGACTCATAGTTATCTTTACGGTACCTTGCCATAAACATACCCAATCTGGAATTTACATTTAATCCGTCTTGGTTTTCTTGATGGAATTTATGAATCTGAGTAAGTAAATCAAATGCCGGTTTATTTGTACGCTGTAATCTATAGTAGTCTTCGTTCCTATATTTACTGTCGGGTTTTGGTAACCAACGACCTTGTTCATCAACTGTTGCTTTAGTAAGGTCACCCATTTCTAACGCTTCCTTATACGTAACTCTTTGGGTTCTGTACTCAGATTTAAGTTGACGTCTCCAATATTTACTTACAGGTACACCTTGTATACTACCAATAACATTACCAGCCTCATCATAAAGTTCTGTGGTTTCATAGTACTCTTCTTGGTTTGGACGAGTAACTCTCCAAGCACTTGATGGTGAATAGCTTACTTTTTCATCACCTGCGTTAGGACCATACGTGTATTCAAAAATACGTTGTTGGTGATTTTGATTAAACCAAACTTTGAATTCAGGACTCTCTATAAATAATTTCTGTAGGAATCCTGTATCTTCTAGCATGTTTGATATAATACTTTTATCAAAAGCTTCTACTCCAAAACGTTCTTTTATTGTACTCTTGTTTATACCATTACCATCATCAGATGTTTTAACAAATGAATTGAGTTTATCAATATATTGATCGGTTGGTACTTTACTTCTTATTGCATTTAACTCTGCCAATAAGTAAGTTAGTTCTTCTTTTAGCATCGGGTCATCTTCAGCACTAACTCTTTTATCCATCAAAGACTCATAGTCTGCGGCATCTGCTGGATTAAGATTTTTAAACTCTTCAAATAGTTCAGTGTACTGATCCATACTCATGTTAAGAGGATCAAACTTGCTTGCAATGTATGCTTGTGCTTTATTTTGAAAGTCTGCTACAAAAAGTTCCTCCTCTTCTGACAACCCTGTATACTTACTTAGATTATCTCTTTCTTCAGAAATAAGTTCATCAAGTTCAGCAATACGTCTAAGTTTTTCTTCACTCATTGAGTTAGCTTCAGGTTGACCGTCTTCGTCTCTATACGCACTCATCTGGTCATTAAGTTCTTTGAAGTACTCATCCAACTTCATTTGTGCTCCGATATTTACAGGAAGTGATTCTTTTAATTTCTTAAGTCTTCCAATGATATCTTGCACATCCTCCCAAAACTTAGGTTTGATTTTTACTTTAGTATTCTCATCAATCCATTGTTTACGCTTTTCTTCAAATTGTTTATCAGTAAGATTTTGTGCTCTTAATTGTTGCTCATATGATCTCAATGATCCTTGGAACATACCCTTAATAGGAACCCACTCATAAAATTCACGTGTTCTTTCTCTATGATCTCTTAAACGTTTTGTAATTTCATAATCCTCTGTACCAGGTACTTTCATACTACCATCCTCGTATGAGAATGAATATAAATGTTGGTACTCTTTCCAAAGCATGTCTCGCAATTCTTGAAAGTCAGAATCATATAACTCTGTCTTTTGATGAATTCCTGCATCTAGGTTATTGATCTTGTTTAAGATAGCGCTTCTTTTAGTATATGCTTTCTGACCTATTTCATCTTGAGTAAATAACGATTCAGATGCAAAGACCCTAGAGTCATAGTCATTATAGAAATGATCATGTAACAATTGTTTTAATTGTGCTCTAAGTGCGTCAAGTTCTGTAGTGTCACCAGTTTCTTGTGATTTCTTTTCTGCTTCACGAATTTGATCGTTTAGCTTACCAACCTCTTTTTGATATCCTTTTACATGGTGTATGTATGCCATACGTTCTCTCTCCTCATACTTTCCTTCAGAATTATAAATAGGTTCAAACTCTTTGTAGGTAACCAACTTGTTTAGCGCTTGGTAATCTTTTAGATCCAACCCTGCTGCTTTAAGCATTGGTTCCAATATCATTGTTCTGCTGTTCTGACGCTGTTGTGCTTTAGTCAATACATCACTGATATTATCATTCAAGTATTTAGCAAGACCAAATACAACAGGATCTTGAATGTTCATGAATGACTCTAACCATGCACTAATAGCATGTGTATCACCACGTTGCCCAGATAACCATTCTCTAATATCTTTCTCTTCCAAGCTTGCTTCTTTATACTCTCTCTCATAACGTTCTATGATTCTATCAGGAGCACCTTTCTTTTTAAGCGCTTTAATAATATCCTCATAGTAAGTCTTAACTTTATCTGATAAAGGTTTGATAGTCTCTGTTAACAAATCAACAGAACCTCGCATGCTCATATCAACATCTAAGTCTTTTGCTGTCTTCAATAAACTTTCAATCTCTGAAACAACAGTTGCCATTGGTCCTGTTATCACATCTTCATTCGTCATCATTCGACGCGTCTTTGCAATAATCTTAGACCAATCATCTACAAGTTTACTATAATAGTAAAACTTTCTTACAGTATCAGGAGAGATGTCCTCAGCAAGTAAGTCTTTCATATGCAGTACCATCTTGGCACTCATATATTTAATTCTGTATATAGAGTTAACTAATGCAGTTGCTCTTTGAGATTCGTATTCTAGTCTTTCTGAAGCGTCCTCTATTTTTTCTAGTAGATCTTCTTGATAGTTACTTAAATTTCGAATAATACTCTTATAGTCAGATTCATCATAACCTGATTTAAGGATCTCCGCTATATCTTTAAGATTACGGTTCTTTACTAACTTGTCGATGTGATCTCTTGATATACGAGTAAAATCACTAATCATTGTCTTAATAGCAATAGCACCGCTATCGGTATTACCAATATTAAGAAACTGATCTATTTCTTCTTTGACACGGCGTTCTTCTGCTACAAGTTCTTCTTGACTAACCGCTTCAACATCAAAGGTAATTTGATCTGCAGACAACAACATTTCAGATAGATCTTCAATACTTGTGTCTACATCTAAATCAGAAACATCAACAGACTTACCAAAGTATTTTCTGAATGCCTTTTTTATAGCATACAATACTCTATCGATTACACTTTTAAAGCTTTTGTTTTTATACTGCTTAAGTGCTCCAGTAAGTTTCATTCTAGCTGCTCGAGTTAATGCTCGAACTAGTAACTCCTCCTTATATAAAGGATCGTCTTCTCCGTATAACTGTTTTGTTATGTTAATGATCTTTTGACCCTCTTCTGTTAAAGATAGATCACTAACTAATTTTTCAAATAGTTGAGGATTCTCTTGTTGAATCGCTCTTATAAAAGGGTGACTAAATTCGTGTATTGCTGTCTCTAGATTCAAATCACTAGACACTAGATATACTGTACCTCCGACATAAAAACCCGCTTGGTTTGTGAATGGTTTACCAGCACCTTCTAGAATTTCACGTGCTTCAGCAGCTGTAACAAATTGATAAGGGATGTTTAATCTAGATGACAATTGCTGAACCATTGCTTCTACAACAGAGTTAGCTTTACGCATGTTTGTTTGAACAGGTGTGAATCCTACCTTTTCAGCATAAGTTTTAACTCCAGGAATTGTATCAACGATATAGTTAACAATAGTATCAATATCCTCATACTTTATTTTCTTGCTAAGAGTCATGTCTTCTAAAAAGAAGTCTTGCGAACTCTCAAAATTTATATGACGGAATCCTTCATAGAAGAAATTAAACTTATCCTTAGATGCTAAGTATGGTTGAAATGCTTTCCAATCAATGAAATCTTTATCTCTACCCATTCTTAGTTTAGCTAACATGATTTCTTTCCATAATAAGAAATAACCATCATGTTCTTCCTGATGCTCTTCTAGTCTTACAAAGAAATCTATTTGATAACCGGTACCCTTAACGTAATCCCCCTTTTGGTGCTTTATAGTTCTCTTAATCTTTTCTTTTACTGGTGCACCTGTATAAGGATCCTTTCTATAAGTAGCAAATTCTTCTTCATGATAACCATCGCTATCATAAAATTCACCGTCTATTGCAGCTTGCGCTGTAAAACTTTCTAGATTAGCATGCTCTTTTCCATAAAATCCGTTTGTAAATCTTATATTAGGATATGCTTCTTGTACTTTAAGAAACCAATCCATCTGAGCAATTTGATTCAAAGCGTTTTTAGAACGCTTATCCAATTTTAGTTTTTCAACATCTTCTCTGAATAGAGTAGGTTCATCACCTCTCAACATTGCTTCAGTTAGCTTAGCATTATATCCGGACATGTTCATGAGGTATGGTACAATCCAATCTATATCATGCACACTCTCTTCTGCTGTTCTGTATACTTCACCAGCTCTTCTTAATGCTAATGATCCTGTTAAAACTAAACCGATCTTTTGTAATACTGTAACAATATCTTTTGCTTTAGGATCTGATTCTATTGTACTACTATAGTACTTTCTAATCTGATCTTCTGAAAGATTATACTTGAAGTATTCATAGTTTTGTGTAAGTAGTTCACTTGCTATTGCAGAACCTGTGTCTTTTAACTGAGTTATATACTCTTCTTCCTTATATCCAAAGGTTCTACTTAAAAAGTTTTCAATAGCTCTAATGATCTTCTCCCATAAAGTAAAGTCTTCTTGAGTCCACTTAGTATCCAAATTCTTTTTAAATTCAGTAGGATTACTGTAGTATTGATACAAATTATCTTTTAAGAAGTCAATAATAACCTTATCTCGGATATTGTTTTTCCATTCTTTTGAATCCTTAATGGACACTTTATTTTTCTTCAATAACTCTTTATGGAAGTTAAATCTCTCTTCGTACTTGTCCCACTTTCTGATCAAATATCTTAGCTCGGATCTGATTTTATTATTCTGTTTACCTAAAATAGAATAAGCAATATATGCTGCTTCAGGTAATATCGACTCCCCTGGTTGATGAACAACAGTTTTAGTAATAAGGTCTGTTGCGGTATATCCATTTAATCCAAGATCATCTTTTAATGATTCGTATTCTGTTACCGTTATTCCAAAATCTTTAAGGAACCCTGATAGAAGATTTTCTTCTATAGCTTTTGTATCAGCTTCATTACGTTTTACCTTTTCAAGAAAAGGTTTGCTTTTTAAAACTTCATCAACAGAACGGATTGTTTCACCGTTCTCTATGTAATCCTTATAAGCTTCAAATTCACCTACAGCTTTAACAAGTTTGTTCCATTCTGGTCCCCCGGGACATGCATTTATCATTACGAAATACCTTTACATTTATTAATATAATCATTAACCTCTTTGTCTGTTAGAGTTTGAAGTGGTTCACTTAACCCTAAACTCTCTGACTTGTTTATATAGAACTGCTGTATGAACTCTAGTCCTGTTTGAGCACCCTCAAGTAACTCAGGTGTAAAGTTCTTAGTGATCATTTCCATTTTAGGATTTCTATATCCGAAGTTCTCTAGAAGTTTCTTAGACAAATATAAGTACAGATCTATATTCTTCGCTCCTTCTTTTCTCATTTCTAAGTTACCTAAGCTGTTTTTAAAGAATCCTAATAGTTTATTACCTATACCTTCTGAAGGGAATATGATAGTTTTTCCACTATCTCTTAAATTCACTAGTTCTTGAATGTACATGTCAATCAGCTCCTTGGGTACCGCATTTTTTTCAACTGCTGGTATAGAACCATCTTGCTTTGTAATAGGAATTGCAAAACTGTTTCCTGTTGCTAAACCTGCGCGAAATGCTTCTTGCTCAATTCTAGTAGGATTAGTTGGTCTTTGACCAATGTTTAAAGAACCATCTTCCTTTAAAGTTACTTTAGGATAAGAATCTTCAAATACATACGTTGCTTCAGGATTAATCTGAAATAATGCCTGTACATCAGTTTCAGTGATCTTATAGTTTCTCTTTGTTAACTCAGTATCATCTTTAGCTACTACTTTACTAGTAGTTTCAAACATAGACTCGTTATACTTATAGACATCTTCAATCTCTCCTGTTTCTTCATTAATGAATATACTTCCAGTTTTAACCTTTCCGTTTCTTATATACTTCAGTAATGGTTGATCTTCTACTGTTGCTTTATCAGTTGCTGTATAAGGTGCATTAAACGCATAGTTTGTAAATGCAAATGACTTACGTCTTGCAAATGATGTGGTAAACTTACTTTCAAAATCTTCCAACACACCATCCAACTTAGGACTATTCATAACATCATTTATAGTGTTCTGAACATAGCTACTGATTGGTTTCATATCCAATATAGACATCATATACAATTCAGAGTTCTTATTGTTACCTGCTTGCAGATATCCTATGGTATTTAATTTTGCAAAGAATTGACTGATGTATAAGTTTTCCTCAGTATTTTTTACTTTAATCTGACCCGGATCCGCAAGGATTGCCATCTGATCTTTATATGCAGTAAGTACAGTTCCATCAGAAATTCTATCGTTAAGTTTGAAGAATCTATGTGAACCAGACTTAACAGTTCCTATAATATCAAGTACAGGATATGCGGTAACTAACTCCGGATGAGTCTCAAGAATTCTTAAGAACTTATCTACAGCAGTAGTCATACCATTAAACTTGTACTCTGCTCCAAATAAAGGACCATCAAGATATAAGTTTTCTAAAGCTTTGTTACGAATGAATTCTTCATAGCGCATAGGTATATCAGTATTCAACCCTATCATTACTAAGAAGTTTTGGAACTCAAAACTGTTTATAGTCTCATTGTATGGATAAGCATCTCTTAAAGACTCTCTTTCTAGTACAAACTTATAGTAGAGTTTTACTCTATTCTCAGTTTTATATCTATCAAATATAGATGCTGGTAACGGCGCTAATCTACTTTCGCCGCCATATGATGGTGTAGTAAATGCTTTAGATTTAAACTCTTTAATGATCTGAGCTTTATCAACATGCATTACACCTGTGTTAGGATTAAGAAATGCTCCTCTTTTAAGAACTTGTTCTTTTGCAATAGGTGCAACAGTCTCAGTAATATCAGCAGATCTATATGTATCGGTCTCACTATCAAAACTATATAGCTTGTTTTGGAAGATATAAAGTAGTAAGTCTGTATTAAACTGACTTGCTAGTTTTTCCTTATCATCCATTGATAGATCTGACATACCCTTAATAATAGATCCAATAGCATTATTAACTTTTGAATTAGCTCTTACAGGTAATAATGTTCCAATGACTTCTTTTAAGAAAGCTCCTGTTCTAAAACTTTTTAATACAGTTTTATCAATAAGTCTGTTAACTACATCTGCAGGGAATGCTTTACCTAGTGTTGCCTCGAATCCTTTTTCTTGCTGATCTGCATCAAAGTAACTAGTATTTTTTAAAGTGTCGAAACGAATTCCCATCTTTAAGTTAGTCAATTGACTTGCCATGTAGATAATCTCAGCAAAATGTGCAAAGTGTTGTTTACTTAAACTAGATCCAGGTTTTCTTAAGTTATCAATCAGTTTCTCATTATTGAATAGTATCTCAGGAGACTCTTGAGGTTTTACAGATTTTGCTTTTCCTTTAGGGGGTGTCAACTTTTTGACATCAGCTTTTATTTCTTTTGCAATCTCGTAACCCTTATCACCTTTCTTGATATTAGAAAGATTCTCTTTAAGTTTTTTCTCAGCATCAGCTAAAGCTATACTAGGTGTTGATCCTGAACCAACAGGTAAACCTGAGTAGAATTCTTCGACTACCCAAGTTCCATAGTCATTTTTACTTAAGTATAGTCTAATATCAGAATGACCAGGAACTTCTACTTTATAAAACTCTCCAGGGACTTCTATTTTTTTAATATTACCTGACTCATCCCTACGTCTATTTAAAGTTTCTGTTACTTTATCACCAATTACTAGATTAGGAAACTCACCTTGAGGAGCTTCTTCTAATTCAATATCAGCATCAGCAATTTGCTTAGATAATCTATTGATTTCTGAAGTGACATCAATGAATGTGACAGGTTCTTCAAATCGCATTGTTTTACCTTCACCAAACTTATTTACTGTATATGTATACTCCTTACCGCTTTTTTCATTTTTCAATACAACACTATACTCATTCTTTTTAGGTGTAATAGACTGTACAGTTAGTATTGAAACACTATCGGATTTATCAAAGTATATTTCATATTCAGTACCTACAGTTACTTCTTCTAAACCTTCTAATCTTGCTTTTTCTAAGATTAAAGCGTTTCTATTACTCTTTAGATCCCCTTGTAAATACTGAGCACGAAGTGTTTCTAATAATGCAGGTGTATTTAAAAATGTATTTGGTTCCCCCGTGTCATCCATAGGGAACACACTAGACATATCATTTTTAAGTAGTACATCAATTAAAGCTTGACGCTTTGCAAAATTTGTATTTGATAAGTTATCCTCAGGATTGAATAGTGCATAAGGACTAGAGTACTCTTTAAACTTATTTAGGTACTGTCGCACAAGAGGTTGCGCTAACATTAGTGCTGCAGTTTTCACAGGAACCCCTGCTAAAAGCATGAACTCAAATTCTGGTTCCAACTGTTTAACAGCATTAATATCATAAACCCACTCATCTTTCGCAACGTCTAAGTATCCATTCATTAACTCTGAAACTACATCTCGAACATAGTTTTTTAAATCAGCATCTTTAGGTTTAGAAAAATCAATAACTTTTTCACCGTCTACTATTTTAAAGTTATGAGGTATTAATAACTGCTGTATAAGTTTATAAGTTACAGGCACTTTGTTTACAAGCTTCTCTTCTTCTCTAAAAGGACTCATATACACATCTGCTAATACAGCTGATGCGTGAAATGTGTTACCTGTAGCAAGCATACCAACACCCATTTTACCGGTAAAGAGAGCAGCTGCTTTAGAAATATTGTAACCATTTTCCATTATACGGGTTGGAGAAATCTTCTTTTTACCCAATGGATTTGTTTTTGTAAACTTCTTATTATAAACACGATTAAACTCAGCTAAGAACTCAACAATACTCTTATTATTAAACTGAGCATCTTCACTACCTTCTGTATAAATACCAGTACCGTTAGGTCTTGTTAAGTTGATGTAGTTATCAGGTCTACTTAAGATAGCTCTCATAGAGTTTAATACATCTTGTTGATAAGCTTTTGGTTTATAGAAGTTTTCTTCTCTGTTTAATTGACGAAGTTTTTCTTTAACCGGTTCTACTTCAGCATTATATTGGTCATTAAGATCTTGATCAAACTGCTCATAGATGCTGTCGATAGCTTGTTTAGCATTACTGATTCTACTATAGTACTTTTCTGTAGCACCTCCTACATAGTAGTTATTTGTCCACTGCGATAAGAATTCTTGATAAGCATCACTCTGTTCCTTCTCAAGACTATCAATTTGTTCTTGTAGCTCAGGTGTTAAATAAGATTTAAGATACTTTTTTCTGATCTCTTTGATTTCATTAATCAACTCGTACTTTTCCTCAATTATAGTATTTAAAAGTTTTCGTGATGATTTAGGTTTCTCAATCTCAATAACTCCCTCGTTATCAGTGATACCGGGAATCATTGTTACAAGTTTATCAATATCAAAGTCACCACCTGACTTAGCTACAATCTCTAAAGGTAGAATCATAATGTTACCTGCTTCTTCAGGTAAGAACTCAAATACCTCCATAAACTCCATAGAGTTTGGACCCTGCGTTGGGATACGAGCACCGATAAGCGTAACCATTTGACGATGTTCTCCGGTATTCAACCAGTTCTCATCCTTCAACATTTCATTAAGTCTCTCTATGGTACCGATTACTTTATTATCTGTATGATTAAGTTTTAGTAAGTTTTTAAATTTACCGTGTAAAGCAATTTTAATTTTCATTGCTGATACAGACTTACCATCTTTACTCATTCTGTAGAATGGTAATCCCCACTCACCGTACTTATCAAGATCTATTTGAGTAGGTTTAGAGAATTTCTCAAACCCTACACTAGATCCTTGAATATACTGCTCACCATATACAGGTTGCTTATTAATGCGTTTGTTTACCAAAGCACCAATAATCTTTTCAATCTTAGAAGGATCTTCGGAAAGGTCTAAGAAACGTACTAATTTACCGTCATCACCTATCTCAATGAAATCAATTGATTGTTCTGCTAAGTCTTGTGCGGTAAGACTTGACTTTACATACTCTAATAGTTTCTTAAGATCTAAAGCAGGTTCACCTTTTTTTCTAGATTTTACATCTTTATAACCCAGCTCCATCTTAAGTTCTGTCTCCGCAACTTTTGTCATCTTATCGATGTTGCTCAAATAGGTTTTAATTAATGGACTTTCAGGATCCATTCCTAATACAATAAGCTTACGAATCTGTGATGGGAAATCAATTTCTTCTTTGAACTTATCCTTAGTAACTAACTGTTCTTTAAGATAGTCTACAAAGATGTTATTTTTTGTAAACTTAAAATTAGGATCAGCAAATTTAGGATTGTAATTTTTATCATAGAAAGAATCCAAAGTACCATTCTTACCGATAGATACAATCTTGGAACCTGACTGTAGTACAGTATATGCAATACCTTCAGAAACCATTTTGTTATGGAGTACTTCTAAACGACTATCTTTAATGACAGAAGGTATTAATGGAATAAGTGAGTACTTATGGAAAGCTAAAGCAGAAAAGTTAGTAATGTCTAGTGGTCCTGAGTATTGTAGTTTCTTTACAGGATAGAATGTTTTTAGAACTTCAGCACTATCTGTCTTTTCATTATTAATGATCTTATTATATAGTAGTTCTTTCTGTGGATTCCAGTTTCTAAAACGAATCTCCAACGCTCTATATGCATCAAAACTTATCCAAGCTTCACCATCAGCACTTTTCATTTCTTCATAAGCTGCATAATCTGATTCAGGAATACCTTGCTCTTTTGCAATCTTGATCATCTCATCAAGATATACAGATCTATCTACGGGGTCTTCACCAACTGCAATAGGAAGAATTGTTGATTGATAGCTTAAAGTATTTGTAGGTGCAGCAAATCCTGATTGTTTAAACCACTGTGATGTATGATAAGATCCAGCGTTTGCTGCAATAAATGCATTCATACTGCTGTCTGTTCTACCTATACGACCTGTTGCAAAGAAACCAGAAACACGTTTCATGTGCTCATCTTTGTCATGTGTGTATAGTGCAGGATCACCATAAATCAAGGTGCTCATCTCCATCTTATGTATGAAAGCATTGTATGTAAATGCTTCAGATGTAGCTTTTAAAACGTCTTGATCGCTAAGTACAGCTAGTTCCGGGAATCTATTTTTAATTGTCTTAAAGAAGTTTTCCGCTTTTGTTACACCAAAAGATTTTAGCATAGTGTAGTCCTCAAGTGCTAACTGATCAAAATAGTTATTTAAAGCATTGACTAGCTTATCTTTTAAACTAGCATCTTTACCTACAAGATCTAGAAAATCTTCAACTGTGTTTACATCTAACTTTATAAGCTCCTCTTTTAATTCATCTTTTATTATATCATGGAAGACAACAAATTCAGAACCTCTTGTTTTTAAAGTCTCATATGATCCTGGTTTACCTCCTAAGATAATATCATCAGCTTGTTCACCTATAAGTTTTTTAGAACTTACTTTTTTAATACGCTCTAACTCAGAAGCAATGTAACCTATAAAGATTTCATTTGCTTTGTTTCTACCAATATTTGATGTAAATGTTTTAGGATTAACATAGTAATATACACCTCCTGCATCTAAGGATGCTACATATGTAGATGATTTATCAGCATGTTTAAATGCTTCAGATGCACCGTTTAATAAGGTCATGAAGTAATCACGTAAGTAAGCAGTCTGTACATCAGATGCCGCTGACTTCATCCCACTTATTAAACTTCTGATATCATCTTCTACATTAAGTGCTTGAGTTCCTAACAATGATTGAACGTTTATACTAACAGGTCTACCGTCCTCAGTATTCTTTATTGTAAGTTTTTTTCCAAATAGCTTTTGGAACATTACAGATGTTTTTACCCAAGAATTTCTTTCAGTACTATAGTGCGCTGTGCGAGGATCTGAAATTAATTCTGCATAGGTTTTTGCTGCATTTATAAGGTGGATCTGGTTACCAGCAGTGCTAGGATTGTTCATCTCTGACTGAGGGTCTCCATTCACGTTCTTAAACATGTAACCAGCGTTAAAACCTGAATACTTACTTTCAGCTTCTAGTAACGTGTTCCATACAGAACTTTTATCATTAAATAGTCCTGAAGCTCTTTCGGGTACTAATGACGTTGTAGGTTTATCTATAAGCTTAGATCTATCAAGTACTGTCTGATAGATATTTGTAATTGCATTTTGCTTCTTTAAGAAGTTAATAACAGCATCTGTGTCTGTTATATCAATACCAAGCGCTCTTAAAAATGAGACAGGACTTGCATTAGCAGCTGTTGATGAAGGATAATCTTCAAGTATTCCTTTTAGATTAATTTCATACTCGTTATTCTTATTCTTAGTTATATATTTAGATTTCACCTTTCCGGTTTGGAAACGATTTTCTAATGTTCTACCAAATGCTTTTTCAGCAGAATCAGATGTTCCTACTTTAATAGTTAATGACACACCTTCTCTTTCTGCAGTAACTTGTATACCGGTTTGTTTATCTAAACGGAATGTAAAGAAAAACTCACTAATAAGATTTTGTCCTGTCAAACTTTGTGCGTTAGGATTTCTTGGATCACCTAACTTAGCTAACAACTGTTTAATAAATAAGAATTTATAATTCTGAGTTTTATTACGAGTTTTAGTATCTGACGCTGTTTGAAGAGATTTGTACATCTCCTCAGGTGTCAACTTATTAGCTGTAGCACTTGCTATTACAGCAAATGCCGTTTTAAACGGAACTGCTTTTCTAAAACCTAAATCGTTATATACATAACCTTCAGGATTGTCTTTAGTAGGTTCTACTCTTTCAAACAGAGATTCTAAGATGTATCGCATGCTATCAGACATACGATCTACTGCAGAGAACTCAGTACCTTCATCAGTTGTCACACCTTCACGACTTGCTGGAGCATCTGTATTTTCTTCAGTCTGTCCATCTATAGCTGTTTCAGTATCTATTACTTTAGCACCTGTAGACAATGTAAAGAATCCAGTTCTGTCGTTATAGTACTTTAGTGTTCCGGATTTTACATCATCAATGTCAAAATTATCAATTGCCCAAGATAAAGTCTGAACAGATTTATCAAGTCTATCTTTTTCAAACCCTGTAGCTAAATCAACTTTAGCTTCTAACTCATTAAGTTTGTCAATTAATTTTGATTTTGCTCTTCTAAGAACTTCTTTCTTTACGGTATCATTTTCAAAAATACCAATTGTAAATTTATTAGTCCCGTATTCTTTATTTAATTCATCTACAGAAGCTGATATGACATCAGTTATACCCTCTGTAACCATTAGAGATGACGTAATATCCAAGTTCTTAATAGGACTGGTACTACTCTTAAGTGCTGTAATACCACTATTTAATCTATTAAAACGAACGTTTGCTTGATCAAAAGTGTAGTCAACAAGGTTACCAGCTTTTAAATCTTGGAATGCTTTTGCTACCAAACCTGATGGAGCGAGTACTTCTTCAGGAGAACCAAAACCAAACAATGCTTTGATTGCTTCCCAAATCTTTTTAAACATAGATTTCTCAACAGCACTAGCTGGAGTATACTTACCTAAAGAGTATTCTCTAAATTTCTCAGCTAAGTGTTCTTCAGCATATAGGATGTGGTCCGGATTATTAAAATCTAGTTTACTACTATTCATAGTTTTCCAACCATTATTATAGTAGCGAATAGTTTCTCCAGAGTTTTTTACTTCGTTATAAAGTTTTAACTTCTGATCACCTGTAAGAAACCATTGTGTAAAACCATGCCAAGACTCATGATATAAATCTGTATAGTCGGATCCTTGGAATAGAGTAATACCTGCACGAGTCCATGTTGCTCTAACGTTTCCATTACTATTAGCAATGTTAAACATTACCTCGTAAGGTATAAGATCAGTTAGCTTCTTCTGTACAACCTTACCGTTCTTATCTCTGAAAGTAATAACCTTTGCATCGTAATCTTCTTTAGCTTTCTCAATTTGTTCAGGCGTAGCACTAACATCAAAACCAGTCATATCACGACGCATTAGCAAATCTGCTAAATTTGTTGGTGAAGAAGGAGATGCATTATTTTCTAATACACTATTAGGTTTAACTGTTTTGCTTTCTTGCTTTGCTTTAAACTCTTTTATCTGAGCATCTGTCATTTTCTGACGAGCTATGTACAAAGTGTCAATAGGAACCTCAAATGCTATATAACCGTTCTCTTCACGAATTTCACCATTAGTGGTTTTTGCATAAACGTATGCATTGTCTTTTACCCAATCAACATAAGTAACATCTTGATTTGTAGTTAAAGCAAATCCTTCTGATACAGGTGACAGACTAAAATCTGTAAAGTTATCATTTACAAAACGCTGGTTAAAGAATAATTTATTTTTAAACGCTATCTCTTTATCAGCAGTTGGTATACTTATATCCCTTGTTAAGTAATCAACAATCTCATTTTTTGCTTGTGCTTTATCTGTACTTAAGGGTTTAGAATTAATAAGTATTTCTCCTGTAGTAGGACTATACATAAATCCTACAGTACCCTCGGGACCAGTTTTATCATTAAGATTAAATCCTAAGTATTGAGATATCAAGCGTGATTTATCAGTTGAAGTAATTAGATTACCATCATAGTATACATCATTTAATAAAAGATCTGCTGTCTTCTCAGCAAGTTCTTTAGGAAAATCAGCCATTGAAAATGGTATAGGTTCATCAACTCCCGTTACATAGAAAGCTGCTTTTACCATACCCTTAGCTTCATTAGAATCAAGAATAACCGGATTAAAGTCAGACAAGTTTGTAATACTGTCTATACGTTTTCTACCTTCTGTTCCAGAAACTCTAAAGATAAAACCTCTGCTTATTCTGTTTAGGTTCAGTTTAAGTTTTTTCTTATAGTTACCCTTACTTAATAAGTAATCAGTGATATCTTTTATATCGTTGTAGTTTTGATTTATCTGATCCCTTACAAGTTCCTCATTTGTATTTTCACCAGCAAGTCTCCTGTTAGCTACTATACTAGCTATTGGTTGTATTCTGTTTTCTCTAACACTCTCATCAATATCAAAAATACGCTTACCGTTTTGCTCTGATATAACTTTAGGAACTGTTCTTAATGGGAAGTAAATAAACGCACCTGTATCATCAGTCAAGTTATAGTTATCATCGAAATAAACAAAGTCACCGTTAGTATCAGTAAACCCGATGAAAATCTGATTGGTTTTCATCTTTTCAATATTGGGTTTTACTCGCTCGTAGGGATACAACTTATCAACAGGAATACTTAATCCTGTCATTATGCTTACTTGAAGAGTCTTACCAAAGTAATTAATTGTACCGTCTGCATTAGGGTATATATTTTGTTCACCCAAATACTTTAGAAAGTTATAATACCATCTTAAATCTCTTTCATCATTCACCTCCTGACCCGTTGTAGTTAATACATCGTCAGGAACAAAGACATAGTCAAGTACATCTATCTTTGTTTTAGGTTGAACAGCTGCACTACTGTTTGTTATTCCTGCAGTGTCTCTGACTTTAGGTTTTAACGAATCCCTATAGTTATTTAGAAATGTAGCAACATTATCTAAAGACTCTGTAAATGAGACACTTACGTCTTCAAGTGCTGCAGAATCTAATAGTTTATTCTTGTGTAGAGGTACACGAATCTTGTCTGGGAATACTTGCTTAGATAATTCAATTGCAAAAGGTATATGTCTTGCTACAGCAAGTGCTCGTTGCTGATCACCTGTTGCAGTTACAACCTCATCAAAGATTGCATTGATGAACTTACCTAAATCAATTTTAGAGTTCTTCTCAATTTTCTCAGCTAGCATTCCTGCTACCTTTCTGTTTATTTTAAAAATATCTTCTCGGGATATACTCCATTCACCTGAAGGGTCGCAAATTATACTCATTATTAACAGCTTAAAAAGTCGGCATTATTATTATTTCTAGCATCTTTATCAAACGGGTCATACTTACCCAAGTCATCTTTTTGCGCATCGATGTCAGCACCAGTATCTGTCTGTGTTTTGTTTGACTGTGCTTTAGTAACTTTGTCTGCTTTGTCCACTTTTTCTGACTCAATTATTGATAAAACTCTTTCATTAACCTCTCTCTCTGCTAATTTACTACTTTTTGCTTTAGTACCCAAACCAGCATAGCTTAAATCATCTATGTCTATTAGTAGGTCACCTCTATTAAGTTCAGTATATTCTTTAGTTATATCCTTGATTTCTAGTTTGTTATCTTCTGTTTTTCCAACAACAAGACCTATTCTTTCCTCTCCTTTTTTATTTAAGAATTTTACAAGGACTTCCCCTTCAAGACTTACGATATCATTAATAGTAAGTTGGTTTGAGAGTTCATTTTCTTTTTGTTTAATCAAAGCATCAAATGATTCTTGAGTAAGACCTTGATCTTCTAATAGATCATCTAATACACCTTGACTCTTTAATGCCTTTATAAAGTCCTTAAACTGTGGTAAGTCAGATTTAGCTGTAATCTTATTAACGCTTGCTCTTAAATCTTTAAGCGCTTTAGGTGTTTTACTTACAGCACCTCCTGTAATGATACTTTCAGCACTATCTGTAAATACTCTTTTCTTAGTACCTTGATAAGTATTTTCAGCAAATGCAATAGCTGTCTTACCTCCAGGAGTAGTAACAGCTTTCTTAGCAATATCAGACTCACTATTTAAAATAGCTAAGTCTAAATCAGAACCGTACTTAAGTATGTTGATATTATCAAATACTACGGTCTTACCATCTTTAGCAAGTCTTCTTGCTTCTGACATTGCATTACCATAGATTTCTCCAGCTACGCTTGTTTCACCAGCACTTTGTAATACAGCTAATAAGTATTTGAAGTTATTTTTACCATCTAATGTTTTTTCAGAGATACCTGTTTTCTTTATGAAGTTGAGCAATCCACCTGCAGCATTAGCTAGACGACTACTACCTTTTGAAAAACTCTCTAATTTAGTTTTTAAAGCTTCTTGATCTAAACCTAAGATTGCTGCATTAACTAAATCATCACCTGCTACTAAGTCTTCAGAGTGAGTTTTCATATCCCCTGTAGTATAACTATCAGGAGTTATATAAATTACTTTACCTTTTAAACCTTTAGCAATTGGTTTGTTATCGTATGTTCTGGTTTGACTTGAACCACCTTGTTGTTGAGTTGGTTTACCTTTTAAAGCAGCTAGTTCTGCATTATATTTAGTTTCAATTACATTTTCTACATTTATATCTATAATAGCAGTATTACCACCAAGTATATTAATTGAAGCAGGTATTTTAAGTTCAGTTCCTAAGTAGTTAAGTGTAAGATTACCATTAGAAAACCCAATAGTCATTCTTTCCCATCCTAGAACATCAGTTAAGTATTCTCTAAACTTTTTAAGTAATTCCTTTTCATTACCGTTAACTCTAATATAGTTACCAGGAGGTATTGTTTTTAATTGTTCTAAATCTGCTTTTTTATTTTTTTCTATCTCAGCTTCTATATCAGAAACAGGAGTTGGGGTTGCTGGTGGTTGAGGTGCTTTTTGAGCAATTGGATTCTCAGGATAAGTAGTAACGGTTTGTGTGACACCAGGTATTCCTAATTCATATATACTTTTAGAAGTATCAACTCTAATAGAATAGTTATTACTTTCTTGCAATACTTTATTACCATCCTCATCTGTCCTTACACCTACTATTTCAGGTAACATTCTAGCACCATTAATGGTTCCTGCTTTTGCATAATCTGTTGTAATAGGAAAGATATTAATGAAGTCAGCTTCTAGTCCTGTAGACTGACGTAATAATTCTTTATATCCTAGCTGTTGTGCACGGTCTGATATAGGATAGAAAATAGGTACTGTAATATCTTTACCTTCTAAGAAATCAGATTCTTCGTTTGGATACTTTTCTAATACCTTTTTAATAGTATCTTCGATCAATGCCTTATCTGCAGGATCAGAAAATGTTCCCATTGCTTTACGGACAAGGTTGTCATTCTCTTTCATTGCTTTAGAAAACTGAGAATACTTATCCCCTAATGCAAGTCTTAAAGCATTATCTACATCATAACCTAATCGTCTATTTGCAAAAGCTGATTTAATATCAATAATGAATATTTTACCATTCTTATTATAAGCGAGAATATCCATTTCACCAGCAACTGCGTCAGAACCTAGTATACCACTGATAATTGGAAAATCACTTATTACTTTAATACCCTTACTGTTTAAAGCTTTTTGAACTGTTCTTACAGAATCAAATAAATCTTCAAGCATTTCTTCAGAAAAGTTTACTACTTTGTTCTTTGGAAGTGCTTGTAGTTCTTTATAGCGTTCTTTAAATGCGTCAAATGATTGGAGCTTACCTTGTAAGAAATCTTTAAAAAGTCCATCAATAATATTACCTCTTGCACTTGCTACAGGTTTAACATCGGTTAAAGGTTCTTTTACAACACTACTTACACGCTTTCTCTCAGTACCTTCTATAGGTTGACCGTTTTCATCATATTGTACATAGTTCTTTGTATCTTCAGTAAGCTTGAGATTCATATCAGCAACTCTTTTCTTAGCTGCGTTCATCACCTCATCAATTTCTCCCCAGTCTTCGCTATTTAAGTTAGGTACAAATCCTTTTGCTAACTCTTCTCTTCTAGAATACAAGTCATTAATTTCATCTTCAGACATACTGTTGATCTCATCAAATGTATATCCAACAGCAGTTAATGCTCTTCTCTTAGTCGCAGCGTCTACAAATACTTGAGAACTTCCTGCACCCTGTCCACTAGCTTGTGAACGTATTTTATCTGCTTTATGCTTTTTAATAATATCTATTGCACGAGAATCTGTTTTTCTCCAACTATCGAATACCATACCTGCTTTATCAGCATCAGACATTCCTGCAATTATAGAATCGTACTTATCTCTAAGTTTCTGCATTAATTCAGCATCTTGTGCATCTGTATCTACAGAGGTACCTCCTCCAGGAGTAGCTGTGGGTTGCTGACCACTAGTTGTAGTTCCTGTCTTGGGTTGTGCTAATTTATTTAATGTAACAGTCATTGCTTCCGCGTAAACTGTTTTACTTAGTTTTAGTACATCTTTAAATATATCATTTAGAATATCTAGGAATTTACCCCACATTGATTTAGCTTCATTACTAATCTCTGTACTGTCTCCTTGATATTCGATGTTTTGTAGGAAAGCTTGGAAGTCACCATTTGTAAGTAACTCCGAAACAAATTGTTTATCGTTTGCTAAACCATATTTAAACAAAGCTTTCTCGGTATCATTAGATGTTGCTGCTATAGCAAGTTTTCTAAGTTCAGAAATCTGACTTGCATATGCGGGATCAGCTAATGCATCAGTAATCACTTTTTGCATTACACCATTGAGAATAGAATACTCAATAGGAACTGACACTTTAGCATCGTAATCTTTTGAACTATAACGAGCGTCTACAATAATACCATTGGTGCTATCGTACGTAGAGTTTATATAGTGGTTCTGTTTAAATGTAATCAGATCTGTTTTATCAGTAAGTGCAATAAGCTTTCTAGCAAGTTCTTTCTGTTCTTGTGAAGCATACTTACTATTAATAATCGCATTAAGTACAGTATCTAATTTTACTTGTGACTCAGCTCTACCTTTACTAAATCCAAATTCTTGTGCTAAGTCAGAAAATGTTCTCTTGTCGTTTTCTGCAAACTCAGGAACAAACTCAGCAATCTCTTTATTACCTGATGTTCCTGCTATACGCACACCTGCATCAAATGTTGCTGGTTTAAATAAACGTTGACCAGACTCCTCAAAGAACACCTCATCGTACTTATCAATAAGATCTAAAATCTTATCATATGTTTCTTTATCTCTTCTAGGATCTAATTCGTATCCTGTATCAGCATTAACGAATTTACTAGGTACAATGTTATTAGCTAGATATGCTTCTGCTTCATCCTCACTTACAAATACATTATACTGACTCAATAGGTCATTTAAGAAATCATTAGTAGCATATCTCTTTTTATATGCTAGAGCCGCTTCTTTTGCTTTCTCTGCTTTAACAATATCTGCTTGTGATGCTGCTTCAGCAAAACGATCAACTGCTTGTCCGTATAACTCTGGGTTATACAACATATTGATTGCGTTTGCAAAGTTTGTTTTGTCCGCTTCTAGTCTCCAGTAATCTTTATACTGACCAAACAACTCATCAATTGTCTTATTAAATATACCAAACTCAGCACTAGCTTTTCCTTGAGATACACCTATGTTTGTAAGGTGGTCTTTAAATGCATCATATAATAATTGTTCTGCAACAGCTACTCGTTCTGTTACATCATCTACTTCTTCAGGTGATAAGTTTGAGTTCATTAACTTATTAGCTTGTACATAATTTTGTACAGCAACAGACATATTTTGAAGTCTATTTTTCTTTGCTAATAATATATCCTTTCTACGCTTTAATGTTAGATCAGTAATATCACCTATTCCCTCAATTTCTTTTTGAATAAGATCGATCTCACTGGTCATACCCATGTCCATAGAGTCCATTAAATTAGCTTCTCTACCAACATTAAATAATGCAGCAATATCAGAATAGTTAGGATTAGATCCCAATGAACTTAATGTATTTTGTATCTTCTCAGATATACCGGTCATACGACCTCCAATACGCTTATAGGTGTAATCATGGTAAGCTACCATTTTACGTGCTTCTTCAAATCCAAACCATTTAAAGAAATCTTGACGAGCATCATAAGGGTTAGCGATCTTTTCTACATCACTTAAATGCTTATCAATCTCATCAATTCTTTTTAATGTTGTTTGGATACGGTCTCCTATATTTTTACCATCTACTACATTTGTACCGCCGGGTTCATTAAAAGCTTCATTGAGTTCTTCATTTGATAATTCAGAAAGCGATTGTAATTGCTCCTTGAATAAATCTAAAGTACCACTTCTTCTTAATGTATTAATATGAGCAAACAAAGAGTCTTCTTTAGTATCAACTGCAGTCTTAGTATCGTCATTCAAAGCAGCATCTTCATATAGATCCGCAAGATCTTTTTGTTCTTTAGCGTTTCTGTATAGTTTAGAGAAGTTTTCTTTCTTATTTTTTGTAAGATCATTAAGAGCATCAACTACTTTCGTATCCCATTCTTTATACTCATTAATCTTTTTAGTATAGGGATTCTCTTTACCAGCATTCTTAGGATCAGCGTCAAATGATTTTGCTTGAGATTTTAATTTAACTAAGTTACCGTATTCACCCAAACGCATCAAACCATTTTGAGCAACTTGAATAGGTCCTGCCATTAATGCACCACTTAAGAATGTCTCTAAACCTCTTCCACTTATTTGAGATTTCAAACCATTTTTAATAGATGCCATCATGTGTCCTTGATGTGCACGATTTGGGTCGTAGTAAGTATCAATATAATACTGCTTCATTGCTTCTGCAGTTGCTTCTTGATAAACTTCTTGAGTACCTTCCATAAGGTTAGCACTCATATAACGTAATCCGTTTTTAGGTATGTTCTTAGCGGTCTGTTTTAACCACTCTTTGTTTACATACTTCTTAGCACCGTATAGAACTTCAAATGGATTCTTACCTTCTTTCAACCAGTTAGCATTCTTTACGATAGAACCTCTGACTGATTTAGATGCGGCGTGTTCTACTTGACCTAATACAGGAACACCCTTTAATAATTTATCTAGTACTACTTTATTACTAGCATAGATACCCGCCATGTTAGCGTAACTAGTTGAGAATCCTGCTTCACGTGCTTGATCATACATCTTCTTAGATTCTTGATCATTAGGATCACGACCATTCTTTGCTCTAAATTCTTTTATCAAATCATTAGCAACTTCGTTCTGAACAAATCCTCCTTCGAGTTTTGATTCAGAGGTTACTAAGTTAATTTCTCTTAAGTCTCTAAAGAATGCACCAAATGAATGATATGCTTTTGCATAGTCGTCCATTTTATTCCAACCCATTGCTGCTCTCTCCGTTTGTCTGAAAAGATTCGCAGTATTTTGAAATGGTAATACAGCTTTAGATACTTTACCAACTGCTTCCCACGTTTTACGAGCTTCTGTAATATTAGAACCTGCTTTGAATATATCTGCTAATCTATCAAATGCTTTGTTAAGCTTTAATATATTCTTAGTTGTACCAGCTACAGCAACACCAGATCCAACACCTGTTGCACCTATACCTGCAAGCACCGCTTCTTCAGCAGCAATAGATCCTATTATACCAACAGTATATGCACTATTGACTCCAAAGTTTAATGCTTTTGCACCAAATCCATCACGACTTGAAGACGCCATGTTCATGTACCTCTCCATCTTAATGGAGTTATCTACATCAGGTGTTGCTGAGAATAGTTCATCCCAGTTACCAAAAGTACCACTTACAGCTAAACCTACTAACTTAGGATAGTATTTACCTGCACGTACAGTATCATCCCATAAACTTGAGTTCTGGTTATATGCAGTTTCATTATCTCTAAATGGAGAAAATCCCAACTTTTTAAATTGGGGGTGAGAATAATACCTTTCAAAGTTCTGACCAGTTACATCTGAGTTAAATGTAAATGGTTTATCATATTTAAGTGTATCAGCTTTTGGTGCTTCTATTACAAACTTATTCATACTCGCCATTGCTTGTTGACGAGCTTCTGCTGCAGTCTTTGGTGCAGGTTGAGGATTGGGTCCTGTTAATGCATTTCCAACATTTTTTCTAATGTCTGCGCTGAAAGGTTTACCACTAGGTAATCTATAGATCTCACTCATTTGTTTGTTCTTCTGCAGGTGTTCTTAATGTGTTATAGTTCTGTTGGTATCTTGTTGCAAGTTCTTGATTAATCTTTTCATACATGTCGGTAACGTCAAAGTCTCCAACATCACTCATAGTAAGCTGCTCTAATTTACCAGTTTCAGGATTTACATGCTTTTGGGTAAGCGTAAATGACTTCATTCCTGATACAGGATCTCTTGTAATAGATCCTGTTCCTCCAAATTCATTGTAGGCATTAACATCAAGTCTACCATTATTATATAATAAAAACTCTTCGTTTGACGGTTCAATAGATTTAAAGAATAATGAATTTACTTTATTTCTATCGAATAAGACAGATACTTTATTATCTCCTGATTGAGACATCTTAGCAGTAATACCGGGATTCTTATCTGATCCATCATACTTATTAATAAAATCTTCGTTAACCTCAAACGTTACAGCGACTTTATCAGGATTATTTTGTGTAATACCAACACGAGTAATCTGGAATACAGGACGATTATTGTTAGTCTTTTTCCACTTTGTACCTAAAGATTGTTTCATTAAGTTTGATATTACAGCCGCAGCTTCAGCATCATCTCCCAACTCATCTTGATTAGTAAAGGATGCGGCATCTCCAAATGCAAAAGTAGCACCTTTCATACTACGATTACTCAAAGCAGGCGCTATATCTTTAAGATACATTTCTTTAACTGCAGCTTTAAGTGGTCCGGGTTGTGCAGGATCAAAATCAAAAACACGATTTCCTCTACCTACTAAACCACCACCCTGACCAATAGAATTAATACCAATACCCAAACCCTCAACTTCACCGTTGTCGTATATACGATTATATCTTTCAATAGCTTTATCGTATATGTCAGCAGCATCATCCTCAAATATATCCATCATAAACTTTGCTGCAGGATTCAGCATAGGATTATCTATACCACGTGAATACTTTTTAGTGTACGCGCTAATAAATTCTTGCTCACTAAGCTTGTGTCCGGTGTCATCAATTAATAATTCACTACCGTCATTACCACCATATAAACCTACGATTCTTTGACGAATACTCAAATTATCTTTACGTGCTTTCTTAAACGCTGATTGTTGCATTGCATCAGCTTTCTCAATTTCTTGATTTAATTGTGATGCACGCTTTTTAAAATTCTCGTTACCTCTAAATAAACCATTACCTTCAGTAGCAATAAATGCATCAAGACGTTTGTTTATATTAGTAATATTATATGGACTTTTAGGATTGGTGGCATCAGTATGTCCTTTGACATCTACCATTTTACCACTAGCGTCGATGTATCCACCTTGACTAGTTACAACAGCTGCTTCTTCACCTTCATTATTTTCAGTAAAGAAATCATATATACCTTTTGCTGCCATAGTAACACCAGCAGCTCCTAATAGTGCTAAACCTACTGGTGCGCCAATACCGGTTGCTGTAGTAGCAGTTCCTGCTGCAGCAAGTGATGCAGCAGTTGTTAAAGCAACATCGACAGCAGCAGCGCCAACAACAGCTTGTGTAAGATTACCAGCGTTACCTATAGATTGCTGTGCTTGGATCTGTCCAATATTAGAAGTTACTTCTGCTTTACCGTAGAGTTCCTCTTTATATTTTTTAGCACGACTTACTTCTTCTTTAGAGTAAGCATTAGGATTGTTAATAATTGCATCAAGCTGAGATACAACAAATTGCATCTTGTTTTGAGTAGCTTGATTATAACCATCCATTTTTGCTTTTACTTGTTGTTCTGCAAAAGCAGCAGCGCCCCCTTCAGGAATTCCTGTACCACCCGCTCCGGGTTCAACAGGCATACCTTGTTCATCAAAGTTAAGTGCGCTCTCACTACCTGGTAGACCACCATTCTCTAAAGCGTACTCATATAACTTTAATTGTTTTTGGTTATCGAATTTCAATTGCTCCATCTCATAATCGATAGCAGCTCTATATTCGATTTCTTTCATTTGCAAACCATGGTTGAAAGAAGCAAGCGCATACTTATCTTCTTCTATCTCTTGTTCCATGGTACCCATTGCATAATCTGTAGCGGCACCGTACATTTGATCTACAAGTAGATTTTGTGCTTCAGCAAGATCTGCACGATAACGCATAGTTTGGATATCCATGTTTTCCAAACCTTCTATTTGCATCAATGCATCTTTTGAAGATGCTGCAACACTGGATGCGGCTTGCTCGTTACCATCTAGACTTTCAAGATATTCTATATAGTTAGCATCAGCAGTTTCATTTAAAGGAAACTTAGTAAGTGACTTTTCTGCAATCGCTCTATCTTCAGTAATACCATCTATTTGTTTCTCTGCTTGAGCTGCTTGTTTACTTTGCGTCTCCTTAGATTTATTTATGATATCATTAATATAGTTTCTTTCTGCAGCTTCTTCTGATCCAAACTGTTGTGCGTATCCTCTAACGTAATCTTTTCTATTTAGATATGCTTTTGTTTTATACATATCTAAAGCTTGAGGATCTGATAGAGTCTGATTAATAAACATCTTAGTTAAATCCTCAACAATCTGAGGACCATTAGTTGTATTAATTCTGTACATTCCATCAGGACTATATGTTACAGTTTTTACATTGTAACCCATCTCCTTAGCAAAATCCATTGCTTTCTGCCGAGTGTTTACATAAGGAGTATAAGTAGGATTTGCAAAAGATAATGACTCAGCGTCTGTTGCTTTTGTAAAATCTTCAGCTTGATAATTCAATGCACGAACACCATCTTCCCACCATTGTCCACCACATTTTTTAGGGTCTGTACAATTCTTTAAAGCTTCCGCTCTTGATTGTTGACCTCTCCAGTTTTTAGTAAACGCAATATCTTTTTGGATGTACTTATCATCTATAAGTGGTTGAAATATCTTCTGTGCCGCCATCACGTTCTGTTCTTTAGAAAGATCCATTCCTGATACCTTTTTGATATCATTATCAATCTTTGTAAAGAATTCATCTCTTCGTTCTATATTTCCAGAACGAAGCATTTCGGAGTTCAATAACGTACCGTATATATTACTTAGCTTATCGTATCCTGCTTGATACTGAGCTTCTTTAGTTTGTAATATATTAGCATAGTAGTTAAGGTCCGGTTTGAACGGTTGTATTTTTGGTATGTAGTCAGTTATTCCGGGTAAGTACGTTGCCATATTGTAAATATAATATCTAAATTATTAACTTTGATAATTAGCACCATATCCTGCACCAGTTTGTGCGGGGTACATGCTCGCCATCGCCTTCATATAATCATCTGCAAAGTTAGGTGTTTGATCTTTACCCATTAACTTTATTAATACATTATCATCAACATCAGGGAACTGATTTTTAAGATCTCTGAACGCACTCGCCATTTGTTGATCATAAGGATTACTAGGTTCAAGATCTTTAGTTTTTCCTGTAAAGTTTACATAACCACCAGATGCAGGATCTACCATATAATGGTCACCATATGTCTCATTCAATGCTTGTGCTTGTGCACGGTTTGTAATTGCATCAATATAAGATTGACGAAGTTCTTGACGAGCTTGCGCTTTAGAGTTATCATATTGCTGATTTGCAGTCACCATCTGATCATATAAAGTTTTTGATATATCAGCATTTGCTGCTCCAGTTTGATTTAAAACATTTGCTTTAGTTAATTCAAACTGATTAGCTGCTCCAACATTCAAGTTATTATAACGACCTAATACATCTGCTACAGATTTAGCACCTTGTGCTTGCATCTCTGCTTGACGTGCGTTGTATGCTTGTGCAGGTGCAAATGCTCCAGCACCTTGTGAACCAATTGCCATCTGTTCATTGATAGCAGCAAGTTCTCTAGTAGGATCGTAAAATGTAGGATCTGGAATATAAGGTGCTAACTTAGGTGACCAAGGAGTATACTTCTTGATTCTATTAAGATCTCCAAATGCACCTGCCATTCTAACAACATCTTGTTTCCAATATGGTGTATCTTGATCACCAGCGTAAGTATCTTCTAATGTATTAGTTTCTATATCCTCAGCATCTTCTGTTTCATCTATTAACTCATTACCATATTCAGGTGCTAAACTATAAGCATCCAAGTGATCTAAACCAATCTTAGCGTCATCAGCACTTCTATATGTTTTAGCTTTGTCACCTTTAAATGTTACTTCATTTCTAGCAGCGAGACCTGATTTAGGATCTGTAACGAATTCTTTAGTATATAGTTTAGCAGGATCGTTTACCACATCTCCTAGCTTCTCAACATCATACCCATATAAAGATAACATTCCTTTACGATTCTGAACTTTAGCAGCATCATCCATTTTCTTAAAGTCCTCGTAAGTACCTTTAGGATTTGTTGCTTGCCAGTATCTAAGTTCTAGCATTTCTGGATCAGCAAAACCGTAGAAACCACTATCAACTTTTTCTTCCTTCTTATTATCTTTATACTGTGATTGTGAAGCAATACTAAATCCAGGTGCGCCAAGTTCTTTTAATCCTGCAGCTTTATTATAAGAAGCTACTCTAGTTAAAAAGTCTTTATCTTGTATATCAAGTTTATCTTTTGCACCAGCATAAATAATCCAACCTTTATCAGTTTTTTCAGCAAGTCCATCTTTTGCAAGATCTTCCATGAGCGCATTTGCTTGAGCAACATCCCCTTCAAGATCGTTGTAAGTAGCTTTGTAATCTTCTGGACCTGAGTAAGTTGTACCAATAGGTGTTTTAGAATAACCTACCTTAGTAACCTTTCTAAGTTTACCTTCAGAATCTCTGTAGTAGTCACCTACTTTAAGATTAGGATCATCAGCTTTCTTAACTTTTGATTCGTCAACTTTTGCTTTACTAGCAGTACTCTTAGTAACAGTTTTAGTTTTTGTAGTAGTTGTAGTGTTAGAAGTACCTGTAGGTTGATTGTTTCCAACTACTGTTCCTGGTGACATGAATCCTTGAGGTAATGTAATATTACCAGGCATTTGAACACCTCTACCATCTACATAGAATACTCTTCCTTGAGCATCTGTATTCATATAGATACCAGTAGTAGGATCAAATTGTCTACTACCATTAAAGAATTCTCTAATACGTCTTCCTAAACGACCACCACCAAACTGTGCTTCAGGTAATTCTTGCTCAGCTTCAAACTGTTCTTCAGTAGGATTCTGTTCAGCATACATCTCACCTTCTAACATTTCTTGTTGAGGTGATTGTTGCTGTGGTTGTAATGGTAACAAGTCTTGTGGATTAATTCCACTACTCTCTAAATAAGGCATTGATACAGTAGGAATACCACCATCAAAACCTTTCATTGATTCTTGATATGTAGCAAGCTTACCTAATTTTACATTATAGTTAGAGATCATTTTCTCCGCAGTTTCTTTACTGCGTCTATCCATATCAGGATCAGCTAAGATTTCACGATATTTATTTATATCATACTTCTTAGCAATCTTTGCAGGGGTCATTGGTTTAGTTTCACCAAACTCAGCAAGTACATCTGGATCCTTAATGATCATTGCTTTAGTATCACTAAATATAAATGACTCATTAGGAAGATTCAATGGTACACCACCACTAGTGTGTCTGTTACCTTTAATTTTATAGTGCGCAGGTAATCCACCAACATTAGGAACTAATGCTGTTTCACCACCTTCAGCTTCTAGATTTGCTTCTTCTCTAGGTACACTAGTTAATGTATCACGTACTTGTGTACGTTGATTTCCATTTTCATTAGGTATAAACATAGGAGCTAGTTGATTATAACTAACTCCTCCATTTTTTGCTCTAGGTAAGCTTTTTACTTTTACTCTTCTAAGCATAATATTAATCTTCTAAGAATTCTACTTCACCACCCATATCAATGATACGTTGGATTTCTTCATCTGATAAATAATATTCACCACCTTTCTTATAACTACCACCCATCTTAGCATTAAAAGATTGGTAATTATATCCTGCATTTTTAATAGGTACCATATCATCGCTAGAATAACCTTCATTCATAGTATAATCTCCACGATCTTTTTCAAAGTCTTTAGTGTAAACTTGGTCAGCACTAGTCTTACCCATCCACTCACCTTGAAGTTTTCTTTGGTTTCTTCTATCCATCAAACCTGCAGTTGCTTGTAATCCAGCTAACATCATAGGTGCTTCATAAGGATTATAGTGTCCGAAGATAGCAGTCATTTTATTTGATCCTACTTTCTGACCAGGTATTTGCGCTTGATACTCTGCTGGTGCTTCTTCATAGATAGTATTACCTGCATAGTCTTCACGTTCTGTAGTATCATATCCGTCTGTAGAATAACCATCAGTTCCGTAAATATCATTTTCACCACCTGGTTGGAAATACGCCATACCACCACCCATTGCGAATGCTGGTGCTACATACTCATCTCTATTAAATCTATCGGCAACTCTATTATATCTACGTAAATCACGATCTCTTAAACGTTGCATTCTATCTGAGATAGGAGCTCCATAAAACTTATCGAGTGCCATTTCTCTCTGCATGTTTCTATCAATACGTTCACCTAAACGATTCAAACGATTTGTTGCCATATCATTTCTTAGATCAGACATATAATTCTTGTCAGAATAACCTTGAGTTTCAAACTGACTCTCCATTACAGGAGATTCTGTATTTCTAACTTTAGAACTAAATCTGCTGACATCGTTTTCAGGATTCCATCTAGATTGTTCATCAGCTCTTCCAAATATTTTATTTAAAAAACCAGATCTCTTAGGAGCTCCTGGTTGATTACTTCTAGCACCAGGTACATCAGCAGGATTTTGAGGATTCTGCATTGTACCTTGACCTTGTTGAGTATTACGAGCACCTTGTGCAGATGCTGTAATAGGGTTCATACCAGGACCATAAGTATCAAAATAGAAATCCATAGATCTCAATCTATTACCTGGTAGGATAGCACGTCTATTGTTTACAGTTGCTCTGGTTAAGAACGTTCTGTATTGTTCAGGTGACATACCCGCGGCTGCTGCGGCATTACTTTCTTCTTCACTACCTGGAGCAGGAGTTTCCGGATTTGCACCTTTCTTTTTATCTTCTTCTGCTTTTCTTCTTGCAGCTTCTTGTGGTGATATAGAAGATTGGGTGCCATCAGGATTAGTTACTATTTGAGTACCATCAGGAGATGTTGATGTTACATCTGATCCTGCTGCAGGTGGAGTAACTTTCTTTTCCTCTTCTTTTTTCTTTACATCCTCTACAGCTTTTTCAACAATTGTTTGATTAGTATTAGCACCTGGAGTTGTAGTAGTTGTAGCGGTAGCTGTATTTCTACCAGGAATCATCATATGATTTCTCCAATCAGCAGTATCTTTCTCTACAATAGGAGTCATATCCTTACCCATCATTTTACCAGTTAATGGATCTAACCCCATTTCTCTAGCACGTTGATCAGCAAGAGCTTGGTTCTTTATACTACTATCGTTTGCTGTTACTTGATCTACAACAGTACCAGGAGCAAGATTGCGTCTTGATCTCTCATATGCGAGACGTTGATCACGCGTCATAGTTGCTAACGGATCTTCGTTAGGAGTTTCTGGAATATACTCATTCTCTGGATAAAGAGAAAGTTGATCTCTCCAATCATTCTTATTCTCTAATCCTGTTTGCGCAATAGGTAACTGCTGTTGTTTCCAACGTTTGATATATGTATCTGTAGGACCGCTTTGTGCAGCATCCCATAATGTAGCAAAATTAGATGCAGCATTATAAAAGTTAGATGGTTGTTGTGCAGATGCCCACGCGTTTGCTTTTGAGAAATCCATTGCGAATGGACCACCTGTTTGAAACATTGAATCCGCTTCTTCCTCATAGTCAAATGCTTCATTCTCAAACTCTTTCTGAACAGCAGCTGCTGCTGCTTCTTTAATCTTATTTAAGAAGTTAGAACGTCTCGTAGAATTCTCTCCGGAGAAATCCATCATACCTCCTGTTTGGAAAACAAAAGGTACTTGTGGTGTAGGATGACCGTAATCAAAGAATTGATTCATGGTTGGTGCTTGAGGATATGCTTCACCCCCATTTGCCCTTACTTTAGGAGCAAACATTGAAGGGTTACTATACATAAGAAAATCTCTCAAGTCTATTGAAAGTGGAGAACTTTTTCTGCTACTGCGTGTTCTTTTTTTTCTGTTCATCTGGCTAAGATAGTGATATTATACAAGATACTAAAATTTACTGGTTTTTCCTAGGAGCACGTTTGATCTTTACTTTTCTTACAGACCCTCCATTCTTTTCCTGCATCAAACCTAATTGACCCATTTGATCGTAGAACTTACTATAGGATCCAGGATCGTTCATTGTCTTAAATCTTTCACCTGTAAGCATGTATCTATCTAATGCTTGATCTCCTATATACTGACCTGCTACTATTGATGGTACATCAATATCACCTTTGTCACTTCCGTAAGTATACTTATATTCTGTAGCTCCAGTATCCATACCTAAGTTCGGTCTTTGTGGATCCGGAAGAATCTCTCCAGTAAATGGATTAATGGGTTGATTATACTCAGGAAGTAAATAGATGTTTTGTTCTTTTAGTGGTAAGTCAAACGGCATTTCTTTACCTTCCTGTGCTTTAACCAAACCTCCATTTGCTTTTAAAGGAACAATTTGTTTTTTTTGATCAAATCCTATTTTGTAATTAGGGTTTGATTCATTCCAATGCGCAATACGATCATTAACATCTTCTGGATGTTTCTCAGCACCTGCCCAATGTAAATCAAACCATGCTTTACCAGGATTAGTTAAATCAATTTTATAATTAGGATTACCTTCTCTTTTTGCAGAAGCACCTTTAATAAGATTACTCAGTGCATAGAAAGCTTGTTCATCTTTAGATAGATTCATAAAGTTTGTATCAAATCTTTCAGGTACCTGCAAATCGTAACCCAAACTCTTTAAATCTTTTTTAATTTGAATTGCTCTATTTTTTGCTGTTGTTGTGGATGGTGCTTCAAATTGATAATAACCTCTACCAGGTCCATCATCTCCTTGTCGAATATTTCTATTCTTAGATTCTGCTTGAGCAATCATATCAAGCATATCAAACCATTGTGTAGGGGAAACATCTTTATATCTTTCTACACTTGGTAATCCTTTTGCTAGTTTCCACGTATATGGATACTCTTGTCTAAGTTTTACTATTTTAGGATGATTCTCACCATATCCCCAATTAGCATTTCTGTAGTCTTCAATGCTATTGTGACCCATTGCTTTCGCACGTCTCTCTAATTCATACATGTTAACCTCACCCTTGTCCTGATACTTTACAAGACCGCCGTCTTTGAATTCAAACTTACCTAAGAATAATCCTTGACTATTTACGTTACCACCACGTTTCATAGTTTGCTGATCATAGATATCTATAAGACTTTCGTATTTAAACTTATCTGATCCAGCAGCTTTTGCTTTTTGTTGACGACCACTGATATAGTTATCATAAGAACCAGCTTCTACAAGATCTTTTGCAATCTTACCTACTGATTGATTATATGCTAAACCTGCAAGTTTTGCTAATTGATCCGTACTAATATTTGTAATACCATACTTATTAGCTACTTCTTTAAGATATAAATAATCCTTACTTACTTTATAGAATGTTGGTAATGCCGCTTTCTCTGGTGTAGCTAATTCTTCATCTGATTTAAGAAGCTTCTTGCGCAAAGTCGGATTCAAATTACTTTCGTCTTTTAACTTAGTAATACCCATTGACTTTTCTCTATCACTCATAAATGTATCCTGTAACCATTTCTGTGTTTGGTTAACAGGTTCACCTAAGTTCATACCACCATAGGTTTCTAATGTAGGAATAGCACGAGTTGTTCTCATCAACTTATCAAACTCATTCTCAGTAATAGGAATGTCTTTTAATACTTTATCCTTGTTCTTCTCAATAGTTTTTAATAGTTTGTAGGTATTCTTTCCTGCAACAGACTGTGCATTATTATCATCCTGTCTAGCTTTTACACCTTTAGGATTAAATTGTCCATATTCGGTTTGATAATAATCTACCCCAGCAGAAGGTATACCCGAACCATCTTCAAATATTCCAGTGTAGTAATTAGGTCTTGTAATACCGGAAATCATTGAGACTCTGTTATTACCATTACCTTTAACTTTACCTTCAAGAAAATCAGTGATCTTATCTTTCTCTACTTTTCCGTGAACGTTATGTTCCACATATAGATTACCTGCATCGTCCGCTTTAACAACACCTACGTGAGTTGTAAACAATCTATTGTTCATAGATTTAGTTTGCTGATATGCTTCTTCGGTATAGTTAGAACCTTCGTAAAATATATTTACAACATCACCAGGTCTTACTTTACTGTCCCATGTAACGCCACCGCCTATAATACTCTTTAGTGCATCTTTTTGAGAGCTTAATGTAGACTTAAGATAGTTAGTAATTTGATCCTTATTCTTTAGATCACCTACTTGACTTCTTTCAGGTAAACCTGCAAAGATTCTTTTACCACCTTTCTTTTCAATATTATCAGAGATGTGCCACGCAGATCCATTTAATCCTAAACCTTCACGAGCTTCAAATCCTGCAGCATCTTCATCACATACAGTACCATTAACATACTGAGCGCACATTCCAAATGGTGTCTTAGAACTAGGATTAAGTTTAAACTTAAATGCTACTTTAGGATTAACTTCATCATCAGATATCAAATCTGTATTATAATCTTTACCTGTGAAGTAACCTCTCTTCATGAGTTGTTTCTCAAAGTCAGAAAGTTCCTGATTAGACAGACCTACATTAGCTGTTCCATCCTCGTTCACCATACCATATAGATTAGAACCTACGTTTAATCCTAATGCACGTTTAGCATCTTCAGCGTTTTTAAAATCTTTGATTGCTTTTTTTGTAGCATCATCTAATACACCCTCTTGGTATTCTTTATTATGTTCATTGTACTTCTGAATTGCAGCTCTGGTTTTAGCACCCAACTTTCCATCAATACCGTCTTTATTAACACCATACTTACCAAGATCATCCATCAAACCATTCTCTGCTAGAAATGTTTGAAGCGCAATTACTTCTTCTTTTGTTTTATAGTTCTTAGGATCTAATTGTTTAGATTGGAATATACCTTTATCAACAAAATCTTTTTGAATAGTTTTAATATCTTCTTCACTGTAGTCAGCTTCATTCTTAAATCTTAATTTATGATCAGCTGTTTTTTCATATACTGCAGCATGTTCCTCTGGGGATCTATATACATTAGCTTCACCCTTATATGTGGGAGACTCACTATATTTTTTTTCTACTGCTTCTACTTTTGCTTTTTCAAGATCCCTTTTAAGAATTGGATTCTTGGATGCCATGTATTCCTCAATAGTAGTAGCTGGTTTCTCTGGTAACTGTAGTGCAAGTGGTAGAGGTTTCTCTGTTAGCTGATTAAATTCATCAGCGGTCATCTTACCACTATATCTATTAGCACCACCCAAAGGCATTTGAACTAATCCACCATCTTTAAATTCATAGTGACCTAGATATAAACCATTATTTTTATTTTGCTGTGTAGTTGATCCTTCTCTTATAAACCCGCCTAAACGAAAAGCTTTAATTTCAGCTTTTCCTTGTTTAAAACTTTCAGGTATATCAAACTCGTACCATGTATTACCTTTACCATCTGTTACTACTCTAGGTTCTGCACCAAATAGCTTTTTAATAGTCTTAGGTTGTTCTGAATATTTTTTAAGAATAGTTTGATGCATTGGTAAATAATCTACCGTCATTGCCCGTTTCTTCTCTTCTAATTTTTTAGCAATAAGTTTTTCAACATCACCCCCTGCATTTTCTAATTCTTTTGTTACACGTGATATTATATCAGAATTGTAATCGTTTACTTCTGATGCTTTCCAAACATCAGGTCTCTCTAAAAAACTTATTTCATTTGCAAGAAGATTTGCTCTGTCTGCATCTACTTTTTTATCATATCCTTGTATTTTAGCAGCTGTTTCAGAAGTAGGAACTCTTACAGTAGATTTTCCTTGTTCTGCTGCATATTTTACATTTTCTTGTAATAGTCTTTCTTGATAGTTTTTACCTAAAAATTCTTTTTGTTGAGGATTAAAAAGATTCCCTTTTCTCAAATTTAGCTCTGCACCTTTTTTATTTACAATATCTTCAAACTGCGCTATTTCGAAATCTGATTTTGGATTACCAGTGTAATCCATTTTAGTTTCTTTTAATTTTTTAAGAGTTTCTAAATCTTCAAGATACTCAGCTTCTCGTCTTGCGATTTGTTTTTCATATTTTTCTAAATCAACAGGTTTTGTTTTTCCTAACTTTTGCCAGTAATCACTCTGTTGTTCTAAAAAGTGCATAATATCCGGTTCTTCCTGAGATACTAATGTTCGAGCATGTCCTAATGTAGATTCATCAAAATGATCAGCACTACCACTACCAAACTTTGTGGGATTTTCATAAGTAATAGATACATTTTCTAGGGGTAGTTTTTCGTACTCAGATAAGTTTTTTGCTAGTTGGTTTTTTGCTTCAGATAGTTGCCACTCTAAATCTTCACGGGTTTCCCAAGGATTAGATTCAATAGTACCACTTAACCTTCTTTCTAAGTTTTGTATATTCTCTTGTCCAGATTTTATTGCATTGTCAAAACTAGATCTTTTTGCAAGAGGATAACCTAATCTACCAACACCCCAATTATTATGTTGATAATCTGGTAAAACTTTTCTTTCTAACTCAATAGCTTCATCTGAAACAGCTTTTCTAAAATCATTATAGTCTATTTTATTTTGATTTGGAAACTTTGTATCTAATACTTTTTGTAAAGTAAATTTATCAGCAGCAGAAGTTTCTGCTTTATTTATATGTGCTATAATATTGTTTCTACTTATTTCTCCAGTTTTAGAAAGTTGTTTTTCTAAAGTACTACCACTCATTGTAGATTTTAAATGTAATCCTGGCATCTCTTGCATAGACCAGGAAACAGGTGCTGTATTTGTAATAGAACCTGCATTAGCAGAACCAGGTAGTACTTTAGGAACTTCCACAGGTTTATAACCTCTTAACCAATCTTTTTGTAATATTTTAAAATCTTTTAAAGGCATTTCTGCTTCAGCTCCTGTCCATCCCCAATCATTACCAGCTGGATATGCTGCTAATTCTCCTGTTTCTGCGTTTCTTATTAAAGGTGTTTCAGCTATATATCCATTAGCATATTGTTCAGCAATATTAAAATTTTCACCCTCAACAAAATATGGACTTCTAAAACCTCCGTTTTCTACTCCAGCTCTTATGCCTTCTGTTGAAAATTTATTTGGGTTATTTCGTATAACTCCTGATCGAAAAGCATCTTCCATTCCACCTTTTCCAATACCTCTATAAATATTATTAGGATTAGGTTTAAATGCCCAAGGATTAATCTTATACGCATTTTTTAAAGGTGTTTGCGTAGTTAAGAAACGTCCAGCGTTTTTTGTACCACTTAACGCAGCTTTACCAAGACCTACTCCCACAAAGTCTAACGCATTAACACCCAAAGTTGTTGCAGCATCTGTAATATTTGATGTTGTAGGATTATCAACAGCTCTGTTTACTGTATTCCAAGTATTAGGTAATTGAGTAAATCCATAACCCGCACCTAATGCACCTATTGCCTGACCTGCATTAAGAGTTACTGCTGCTTGAGGAACTGTAGAACCAGCTATAACCATTGGTGCTTCTAATGCCCCCATTACAGCTGGTGCTGCAAATGGTGCTGCTAATGCTCCAGCTGCTAATGCTGACTTCTGTACAAAGTCTTTTTGATTATCAACAATGTACTGCCTAGCTTTTTCAGGAGTCATCTTTGTTGCGTCCTCTTTTACCTTAGCAACTGTTTTTTTATCTTGCTCATTCCACGTACGTTTATCTTTAGATAAAGTTTGAGTAGTCTGATCAACTTTAGTTTGTTGATTAGGTTTTAAGAAAGTCATTACCTTAGTTGCAGGATTATAACTTGCTCTACCTTCATAAACTAGTTTACGAATCTGTGCATCGTATTTATCATTACCG